GTCTTGGAAGAAGATTTTAGAAGAAAGATTAAAAGACCATGCAAATGGTGCGATTGAAGTTGCCTCGATAGGAGAAGGAGTAACTTTTGTTAAAGAAGGGGATAAAGTTTTAACTGCAAATTTTGCAAGATTAGAACTTATCTACAGAGAAATAGAAGGTCAAGAGTACCCAAATTGCTTTTGGATTTCTAGAGAAGCTGAAATACTTTTAAAAAGTAAGTAAGATGGGTAGGAGAGAGAAAGAGACTATAGGTTCAATTCAGAAACAGTTTGTTGTAGAGAGTGCTTCTTCGGAAGCATTCTTTATGACATTCTTAACTGGATTGAACTCTATTTGTGATCTTGTCAGACCATCAGATGTCAAGTTATTAGCATTATTATGTAATGTTGCTAACCCTGATACAGGTGTTGTATCTATGACAGCTAAGGTTAGACTTGAGTTTTTAAAAATACTCTCTATAACTACACAGTCTTTATCTAATTCATTACAACGACTACGAGAAGCAGATTTAATAGAAGGTGAAAGAGGGGATTTTGAAATCCACCCAGAAACATTCTGGAGAGGTTCTCTAGAAGATAGAAGAGTTCTATTAAAAGAGATGTCTGCTGATTTAGCGTTAAATTATAGGAGGTCAGAATGAAAGATGTATTCACTACCAGAGCAAATGAAGCTGGTGTTATAGACGCATATTTAAAACTTTTTAATGGTGGCTTAAAACTTACTGATAAGGAGTTTGCTATTATGAAGTTCTTTGTTACTTTACAAGTTTCTTATATGAGGGATGGTGTAAAGGAACCTTATTTATCTGAATTGTTATTCTCTCCAAAGACTTTAAAACAAGTTAAAACAGAGCTAGACATTTCAAAACAAAATTGGAATAATTATAAACAAAAACTGCAGGATAAGAAAGTGTTTCTTAACCTAGATGGTTACTTAACTGTTAATCCTGTATTAATACCAAGACCAGAAATAACTTTTAAATTTGAACTTATATGAGTTTTACAGATATTAAAAAAATTAACCAACGTAGAAAAACTAGTTGGGATAGAGAAAGACAAAGTCAAATTGCTTTCTTTAGAAAGAAGTTAGAAGAACATGAAGCTAAAAAACCTCAGTATGATATTAATGAAACTGATGAGGAAAAACAGCAACAAACAATAAAAGCAATACAAGCTTGGGCTACAAGTTATGGAGTGTTAATTAGAAAATTAGGAGATTTAGGTTATGGGTTTGAGAGAGATAGTGAAAGGTTACACAAACAGTCTGCTGAATCAGGTCAACTTGCTAGACAGCAACTTGAAGAGCAAGGCTCAGTTACGATTGGAGATTTGCAAATTGTGCCCGATTCTAGTGAAGAAAACCAACAAGTGCGACAAGAGTAAAGGTGGGTGTGATTGTTATGTTCATAAAAAAGTGTTTTGTGAAGAGTGTAAATGTCCTTTAAATAAGTGGTAGTATGAAGATAAGTTGGAAACAAATAGTTGCAGGGGTTAAAATGTTATGGTGGGTTGGTTCTAAAGTAAAAACTTTAGTAAAAGATTCTCAAACATATAGTTTAATTGTGTATGACCTCAACAACCGTGTCTATAGTGTAGACAATACATATAAAACTTATAATGAAGCTTTTGATATGATTAAAAGATATTGTCCACAAGATGCTGAATTTACTTTTAGTAATGATGACATAGTGTGTAGTACAACAGGTAGAAAATTCTCAATTAAACTAAAAATATGAAAATAGTTGAAACATTTAATCCAGATGTTAATTTCTGGAACGAACATATACAACTGGCTGCAGCTGGACCTGTTAAAAAACTCTATGATGAAGATGCTTCAAAGAAAAAAGAAGTGTCTTCTAAATTAATGTGGTGTATTGTCCTTATTTGGGATAGAAATTCTAAATTCTACAATCTTCCTGAGGAAGATAAAATACAAACCATTTTTATAGATTATTACGGGTCTTTAAAAGCTTTTGAAAAATCTCGTAATATTATTTTAGAGATTAGAGATTTTTATTTAAAATTACAAGAAACACCTGCTCTGAGGAGTTTAAGAGAAATCGAACAAAAGATAGAAGAACGTACAAGATTTATTCGGACAACTAATTACACTTTAGGAACTCCTACAGAGAAAGGTACTTGGGTTGGAGGTACAGCTATTATTATAGATAATATGTTAGCCAATTCTAAAAAGATTTATGAACTATATGAACAAGCTATTAAACTTGTAGATTTAGAAAGAGGTCAAAAAGAGACTCGTGTTAAAGGTGGAGGTAATTTAAGTTTAACAGATGAAGAAAAGATATGATAAAGAATTATGATATACTTGTAAAACTATCTGAAAAATATAAACTACCTATTAGTGTAGTGCAAGATATTTGTAGATCTCAATTTGATTATGTGAAAGATAGTATTGAAGAAGGTTTAGAGAAAGATATTTTACTATCTTTTTTAGGTAAGTTTAAATTTTGTAAAAAGAAAGATGAAGAAGATCAAAAGGAATAATGAAGCAAAATATGTTGATGAACATAAACATGAAAAGTTTGTGTCTAATAAACATTTTATTCATGATATAGAAATTCATAACCCACTATCATTACAGTATCAAAGGTATTGGAAAGACCTTAAACGTAGGTGTATAGAAGGTTATTGGTATGAGGGTAAATGGATGCCTGGTAATTTATATTTCTATGTTAACTTTTGGAAAATACGTTTAAATAAAGATAATAATTCTAAAAGTAAAATTGTAGCTAGACCATTCTTAAGAGATTTAGAATGGGAGAAAGCTTATGTTTTTGCTGAAGCTAAAGGTTTTTCAGGTTTTAAAGATGATACAGAATACACTTGCCACAGATTAGTAGAATATCTAAATAAAAATCCTGAACAAAAATCTTTATATAATATTCCAGAAGATTGTTTTAAACCTAATGGAGAGTTTAAGAAATATAAAGACGCTCGTAAATATTTAAGAGAAATTAAAAGTAAAAATTTAGGGAAACCTCTTTATCATAACGCTGCTCAGAATGTCATAGACATTGAAAGTCGTGGTGGTGGAAAGAGTTTCTGGGCTGCAGGTGGTTTAGTTGCACATAATTTTCTAATGGATGGTGCAATAGATTATGATGAATTATTTGCAGGACTTTCTAATGGTAATCGTATGTCATCTGAAACTTTAGTAGGTGCAATTGATGGGGCATATTCTCGAGATTTATTAAACAAAGTTCAATTAGGTTTTGACGAATTAGTTGGGGAACAAATGTTTCAGGGAGAAACTTACCCTTCTCCTTTTAAAAAGGAGTATAATGGGTCTTGGTTTTCAGGTAAGCAATTTATTGAAGCTAAGGTAGATAAATTTGTAGGGGGTAAATGGAAACGTGTAGGGTCTGGTTCAATTGTGCACCACAGGTCTTTTAATGACGACCCTTTTGCTGGTAACGGTACAAGACCTTCTTTAAGTGTTTTAGAAGAGGTTGGTTTCTTTCATAATTTAAAAGAATCTTTAGGTGCGATGAAAGATACTACATATAATGGACCTAATAAGTTTGGTATTATTTATATGATGGGTACTGGTGGTAATATGCAAGGAGGTTCTTCTGAAGCAGCTATGGAAGTTTTTAATAATCCTAAAGAATTTGATTGTCTTTGTTTTGAAGATGAGTGGGAAGATTCTGGAGATATAGGATTCTTTATACCTTATGAAAAAACTTTAAATGAGTATAAAGATGAAGAAGGTAACACTCAATGGGACAGGGCGATACACTATGTTGATATAAAAAGAGAAGCTTTACGTAAAGGTAAATCTAAGAAACCTTTATATGATGAAATGCAAAATAACCCTAGACTTCCTTCTGAAGCTTTCTTAGTTTTAAATGCAAATATCTTTCCAGTTGGGGAGCTTAAAGAACAATTAGGTTGGGTACAGTCTAATCAACATGATGCTTTTGTAAAAGGTGAGTGCGGTAAACTTTTATGGGAAACTGTAGATGGACAATTAAAAATTAAATGGAAACCTGATTTACATGAAGAATTAAAACCTTGTCATTATAAAATGAAAAGGGGTGAAGACACTACAGGCTGTATTCAAATATGGGAACACCCACAATACACAAATGGACAAATACCTTATGGGCTATATATCTCAGGTTGTTTACCTCCAGGAGAAAAAGTAATGACAGATAAAGGTCTTCTTAAAATAGAAGAAGTTACAGAGACTGAAAAACTTTATAGTATTGATGGTAATCAAACAAATATAGAAGCTTTTACAAGATATGAAGTGCAAGAAGAGGATTTATATAAACTGAAGGTATCTAATACGTACAGAACTACAACTTTTACTAAAGAACACCCTATCTATGCTAGTCTTCCTATTGTAAAATATAGAGGACTTAAAAAAAGAGGGGAAGGTTTCAAACAGGCTTATAAAACTTTTAACTTTGATTTTATAAAAGCAGAAGATTTAACACTTAACCATTGGGTTAAAGTTCCTAACATATACAGGGAGGAAAAGGAAATAGATTTAAACTTGTGGAAGAATGATTCTAGGTGTGATAGAAATGTAGAAAACCCTTTAACACAAGAAGATTTTTGGTGGTTTGTTGGTCTATTCTTAGGAGATGGTTGGACTGAATCTAATGGTCATAATATTTACATAGTTTTTGACATAAAAAATAAACAATCTTTAGAAAAGTTTAGAAGAATTATTAAAACACTATTTAATAGAAGTTTTTACGAAAGGGTTAGAAAGAATTCTGTTGAGGTTTCCTTTTCCTGTTTAGAATTGAAAAACTTTCTAGATGAGAATTTTGGCAAAGGTGCTGTAGGTAAATGTGTACCTGAATGGGTTAAAAGGTTACATGCAAATTTTAAAATGCAATTAGTGTCAGGGTACATAAACTCAGACGGTTGTGTTACAAAATCAGGAAAATATTATACGACAGAGTTTGTAAGTATTAACCTAGAGTTATTAGAATCTTTTCAAGACATATTGTTTTCTATAGGTATCGTTTCAAACTTAACCCTTTTACGTAAAGAGGGGAAAAGTATTATAGCAAATAAAGAAATTAATCAACAAGAAGCTTATCATCTTAGATTAAGTACTTACGACACTAAGGTTTTATGTAAACACATTATAGACAATGAAAAATTAAACATTATACCTCAACAATATTTAGACAGTGTGAATTTAAAAAGGTATAATAGAAATTGTTATCTTGAAGAAGATTTAAGCTTTATCTACTTTAAAATCACTAATATAGAAAGAAGTAAATATACAGGTACAGTTTACAGTTTTAAAACAAAGGATGATACTTTTATGTGTCACCACATACCTACACACAATACTGACCCTTACGACCAAGATAATGCAGATTCTTCTACATCTTTAGGTTCTACTTTTATATATAAGACTTTTATGACATCTGATGGTATTTATGATTGGGTAGTTGCTGAGTACACTGCACGTCCTGGCACAGCCAATGAACATCACGAGAATGTTAGAAAACTTTTAACTTATTATAATGCATTAGATTTATATGAGAATGAGAGAAATACTTTAAAAATGCACTTTGAGCATCACCACTCTTTACACCTATTAGCAAAAACACCTACTATACTTAAAGCTACAGAGGGGTCTAAGGTACAACGTCAATATGGAATACATATGACAGAACATATTAAAGATGAGTTAGAAATATATTTACGAGATTGGTTATGTGAGGAACGTACAGATGGGAGGTTAAATTTACACATGATATACTCTCCTGCTTTACTACAAGAATTAATATACTACAATAGAAAAACCAACTCAGATAGGGGTATCGCTTTAATGTTAGTTATTTGTCATAAGTTACAAAACTTTCATTTGAAGGTAGAAGATATTAAACAAGAAGCTTTTGTAAATGACCCTTTTTTACAAAGAGCATTTAAAGGTCAATTTTTTCGATGAAATATAAAATTATTTGCGTATATTTGTAAAATTAAATATCGTTACTATGAGTAATAACACTTTTTATAATAATTATCTTTACACTACACTGCCTGCACAAAAGGTTCCTGAAAGTGAAAAAAATGAAGATTGGGGTAAACGTTGTGTAACAGCAATATGTTCTATGGGTACTAACAGAATGTCTAATGGACGTAGTACCTGGAGTCATAAACAAGTTAACTATGATTTAGTTAATTCTATTATTGATGAGAGAGATTTTGAATTAGTATTAAACCCTTATGGTTTAAGAGAAAAACCAGGGGCACAACCTTCAAAATTACGCTCTTTAAATGTAATAGCTTCAAAGATAAACCTATTAAAAGGTGAAGAGATGTTACGTCCTTTTAAACATTTTGTAATGGGTGTTGGAGGGGAGGTTGTAAATGAGAAGGATCAACGTAAAAAAGAAATGATGCTAGAAGCTGTCAAAAATGAGATAGCTAAACAACTGGGAATATCGTTAGAACCTCAAACAGACCCTCAGACAGGAGAACAACTTCCACCTCCAACTTTTGAATCTGTTGAAAAGTATTCCAGACATTCTCTACGAGATATTAGAGAGCAATGGGGTAATGATATTCTAGACTATCTTTCTCATAAAGAGAATATTAAAATGAAATTTAATGAGGGTTGGGAACACGGTCTTATTGCTGCAGAAGAAATTTATTATGTAGGTATTTCTAATGGAACTGTTAAACTACGTACATGTAACCCTTTAAATTGTGAATTTGATAGAAACCCTGATAACCCTTGGATACAAGATGGTGATTGGTTTAAAGAAGATAGATGGATGTCTAAAGGACAAATTATAGATGAGTATGGAGATTTACTTACTTCAGAACAATTAGATGTTTTAGATAAGTATGGAACTAAAGCTGGTTTAACAAACCAAATGTTTCCAGGGTATGGTTATAATCAAGAAGATGTATCTTATTATGGAAAATCTAAATTCTCTAATACACATTTCCTTGTTTCTCATGTTGTTTGGAGATCTTTAAAAGGTGTTGTATTTTTATCTTATCCTGATGAAAATGGTGAAATGCAAGAAAGTGTTGTAGATTCAACATTTAAACTCACACCTGAATTAAAAGCTCAAGGTTTTAAAGCTGAGAAACGTTGGATAGAAGATATTTGGCATGGTACTAAAATCGGTCAAGATATTTATATAGGTGTGGAACCTCTTCCAAATCAAGTTAGAAGCATGGATAATCCTTATCATGCTCCACTACCTTATGTAGGGAGAGTTTACAACTCAACTAATTCTTTCCAAACATCGTTTGTAGATTTAATTAAACCTCATCAATATTTATATATTATAACATGGTTTAGATTAGAAGCTGAAATAGCTAAAGCTAAAGGTAAGAAGATGGTATTCGATTTAGCTCAACTCCCTCGTTCAGAAGGTTTTGATTTAGAGAAGTGGATGTACTTTTTTGATAATGTCGGTCTCGCTGTTATAAATTCTTTTGAAGAAGGTAAAGGTAAGTTCCAAGGTCAAACTTCAAACTTTAATCAATTCCAAGCTATAGACATGACATTGTCTCAATCTATCCAACAATATATATCTATTATGGATAAGATTGAAGATACTATTAATAAGATAGTTGGTATAACACCTCAAAGAGAAGGTGCTATTCATCAATCAGAAACTGTTGGTGGAGTACAACGTGCAGTAGCAAATTCTTCATTAATTACAGAACCTTGGTTTTATATACACAATGAAGTTAAACGAGAAGTTTTAACACAGATGTTAGAATGCTCTAAATTTGCTTTTCCTAAAAATAAGAAAGTTCATAATATTATAGACGGTGTAGAAAAAGTGTTTGTAGATTTAGACATGGAGAAATTTTCAGATTCAGATTATTCTGTATTTGTAACAGACTCTACACAAGAACATAACACATTCCAGAAATTAGAAGGTTTAGCACAACAAGCTTTAGCAGCAGGTGCTGTGTCATATTCAGATATAATAAAACTATATAAAGCTAAATCTGTTGGAGAACTTTCACATCTTATTGAAGAATCTGAAGCTAAACGTCAAGACCAAGCTCAAGCTCAACAACAAGCTCAACAACAAATGCAGCAACAACAAATACAAGCTCAAGCTGCAGAGAAACAAGCTGACAGAGTTTTCACAGCAGAGCAAAATCAATTAGATAGAGAGACTGATATTAGAAGAGCCGTAATAAGTGCAACTTCTTTTGACACAGATACTCAAGGTTCTGGGGAGTTAGAGGCTATAAAATATGGAGAACTATCTCTTAAACAAATGGACTCTATGCAAAAGAATCAACAAGAGTCTAATAAGTTAAGTCATGATGCTAATGAACGAGCAAAAGATAGAGCTTTAAAAGAAAAAGAGATCCAATCTAAAGAGAAAATAGAAGAGTTAAAAGCTAAAGTTTCATTAAAAAATCCTGTTTCAGGTGAGAAAAAATAAAGTCAGTGGCGAGTAATTTTACCTAAACTCTATAACGAATAGAAAAAATCTTACTATGGTACACTTTTTTTGTGTACTTTTAAATAAAAATGTATTAAATTTGTGATATGGGAAAGAAAGAAAATCAAGAAGAAAACAACTTCTTAGATATGTGGGGTGTAAGCTCTACAATGTTTAAGAGTGAAGACGGTTCAGTTGAAGAGGTTGACGAAACCGTATTAAAGACTGTAGATGGAAAGGAACAGATAGATGAGATACCTGAGCCACCAAAAGCAGAAGAAGAGTTGGAAGAACCTATAAAGGCCACTCCTCCTAAAACAGAAAAAATTAACAAAGAAGAAACTTCAGAGGAAGTTCCCGAATTTTTAGGTTTAATAGAAAGTCTTGCAGATGTTCTAGCAATAGATGACGAGAAAGAATATGAACCAAATACGGAAGGTTTGAAAGTGTTGATAAAAGATACAGCTGAAAAAGCAGGTCGTGAAGCTTTAAACAATTTTAAAACAAATCTTGGAGAACGTGAAAAATTCTTTATGGAAGTTTTAGAAAAAGGTGGAACCATTGAAGATGCTTTAAGTTTTGCTGAACAAGTTGATTATTCTACAGTAGCTTTAACTGATAATAAAGGTTCTGATATAGAAAGGAATCAATTGAACTTAGTAGCTGACTGGATGAAGATTCAAGGTTTTGACCAGGAAGATATTGATGAGAAGTTAGAAGATTTAAAAACTACTAACCTTTTACATAAAGAAGCTAAATTGTCTCAGAAGAAATTAATTCAATGGCAAGAGAGTGAATATGAAAAATTCAATAAAGAAAAAGAGGAAAAACTTGAAAAAGAGAAAGCTGAACAAATAAAAGCTGATGCTGAGTTTAAAGATAAAGTTCTTAAAACTACAGAGATTGCAGGTTTTAAAATTTCATCTAAAGATGCTCAAGAGTTATATGATTATATAACTAAACCTGTCTCTAAAGATGGTAAAACTAAGTTTGCAAAAGAAGATTCAGAAGAAGGTAGATTATTGTATGCTTATTTTAGAATGAAAGGTTTTGATAAAGAAAAATTATCTAAAGAGATAACAACTAAAAACACAATCAAGCTTAAACAAGTTTTATCTAATTATCAAGATACAAACACAAGAACAAGAACGTCTCAAGAGATGAGAAGAAATGTAGAATCATTAAACATCCCTTGGTCAATATAACAAAGTCTAAAATGTAATTAAATATGAATAAAACACAGATTTCACCGTTGCAAATCTATCAAAGTAGAGATTTCGCGGGTTTAGTAGAAACGAATCACATTAGCCAAGCTTATTTATCAGAGCCAGAAAAAGTTGGTTCTATATTAGCGTATGCTTTTGGTATTCAAGAAAATAATGTAATCTCTTTACTCACAGGTGGGTTAGGGAATACACAGTATGTAACAAATCGTGAGTATGAATGGAATGTACATTTCCAATCAGACCAAGCTATCGAAGTAGGTGCAGATACACCTAACATAGGAGCTACTCCAGGTCTTGGTGGACAACCTGTACAACTTTACCTTTCTAAAAAATGGTTTGAAGTAACTGACGTAATTTTAGCAGATGATACCCGTACTGCTGTACGTGTTCAGTCAGAACCTTACCAATCTGGTAACACTTGGGTGTATACAGTAGTAACAACTGACCCAGATCCAACAGCTTTCATCAACCCTGCTTTCTTACAATTAGGTGCACGTTGGTCTAAAGAATGGTCTTCTGTTGAAGAGTACTCAATCAAAGGTGGTGGACATGGTTATTCTACTCCAGTTAAATTAACTAACCAATTAACAACTTTACGTAAAACTTATAAAGTTACTCGTAACGCTGCATTGGCTGTAATGATACTTGAGTTATTTGACCCAGCTGACCCATCAAAATCTACAAAATTGTGGACTAAATTAGCAGAGTGGACTGCAATGGCTCAATGGTATCGTGAAGTTGACCGTAACTTAATCTATTCTAAATATAACAAAAATGCTCAAGGCATGGTTACATTAGAAGGTGAAAATGGTCGTCCAGTTTATCATGGTGCTGGTTTACTAGAGCAAATCTCTCCAGCTAACAAACGTTTCTATACTAAGTTAACTTATGAAATATTAGATGAGTTCTTATTAGACTTATCTTATGCAGCTTCTAAATGGGGTGGTAATCATAAATTTGTTGCCTTAACAGGTAAAATGGGATTACGTGAGTTTGACAGATGTATTAAAGAATACAATAGCACTAACAGTATCCAAGTAACAACTGCAGGTACTTTCATTACAGGTTCTGGTTCTGAATTAACTTTAGATGGTTATTTCAAACATGTGAAATTCTTAAATGGTATTGAATTAACTATTAAAGAATTTGAACCATATGATGATATTATCCGTAACCGTGAGTTACATCCAATCACTAAAAAACCTTTACAATCGTACAGATTTACGATCATGAACATTGGTCAGAAAAATGGTAAATCTAACATTCGTAAAGTTGTTATGAAAGACAGTGAAATGGCTATGTGGCATGTTAACGGTTCAACTGACCCATTCGGTGGTGTTGCTAAATCAATCGCAGAAAGACGTTCATCAGGTATTGATGGTTACGAAGTACACTTCTTAGCTGAGGTAGGTCTTATGGTTGAGGATCCAACAAGTTGTGGTGAATTGATTTGTAAAATAGCTTAATAAATATCAAAAGGGAGGGGACTAGGAAACCCCTTCCTTTTTAAATAAAAATAGGAGAAAGAAATAATGATTGTTACAATTAAAAAAATTGCAAGAGGTATGAACTGGGGTCTTAAAGAAGACGGTAAGTTTGTCCCTAAGTTTTCAGGATGTTTTGATAAATGGGTTCCAGGTTTGGATAAAATTACAGGAGCTTTAAAAACAGGTCTGACTAAAACTGAAGAAACAGAGTTTGAAGATAAGTTAGGTTTACCAACAGGTACCTTAGGTAAAAACAGTAAATATTGGGAATCTTTTGTAGTTATAATTCCAGACAAAGGTTTGACATTAAATACAGAAAATCCAATGGATGAGTTGATTTACAAAACACTTAAAGCAGACTCTTTCATAGCAGGTTCAGCAGAATTAGCTAAACAGATGGCAGATGTTGATTATGTTATGACAAGTGAAGTTGATGAAGCTAAAGTTAAAAACACTCGTAGAAAACGTCTAGCAGACGCTTATTCAGTGTATAAAGATTTATCTTCAGCTGAAATTATAGATGCTCTATTCTTATTTGGTAAGAACCCTGCAACAACAAGTTTAGAAATTTGTGAAGGTTTACTAGGTGAGATTTTAGAAAAGAATCCAGACACCTTCTTAGAGAAGTTAGGTGACCCTGATAAAACTGAGAAAATATTTATAATGAAGTTAGCTCAGAAGGGTATTATAAGAAAGATAGGTTCATCACCAGGTTATGACATCCCTTTGTATTTTGAAGATACAATGTTAGGTGGTAATATGGAAGAAGCTGTTAAGTTCTTAAAAAATAAAGAAAATTCTAATATTTATATTCTTCTTAAACAAGAATATGATAAAATAAGATAAATATGACAATAGCAGAAATGCATATATTATTTAAAGTTTTTATGGATAAAGTTGATTCATCAGCTTATTCTGAAATCTTACGAGAAGAAATCGACATCTTCTTGAATGAAGCTCAAGACCGTTTCATAAAGACTAGATATAATATAAATAATATTTATGGTAAAGGGTTTGAGGAGTCTCAAAAACGTATTGATGATTTAAAAGGTCTAGTTAAGACTAGATATTGTGCAGTAACAACTGTACCTTATTATAGTGATGTTAATGTAGTCAGAACAAATTTAAATACTTTATATGAAGACGAGGCTTTAACAATACCTGTAACAGATGAATACATGTTTTTCTTAAAAGGTTTGGCACACTCAGTGATTGCTAATTGTAGTGATGAGTGGAGAAAGTTAAAGTTAGTTCAACAAGATGATATAGCTTCAATAACTTCTGACCCTTTTAATAGACCTTTAAGAGGAAAACCTGTAATGTTTTTTGAAGATGGTGAGATAATGGTGTGGGCACATGATGATGTAGTAGTAGATAATTTTCTAGTTACATTTTTAAAGAAGCCTAGAATTATTAATAGTATAACAACACAAAACCATACAATACAGTTGACTGTTAATGTAGGTGATGTAACTGTAACACTTACTGTTTTTGATGGAGATACGTCACAAGATTTTTCAGTTGTAGGAACAGGTTTAACACCTACTCAAATCGCAACAGACCTTGAGACAGATTTACTGGCAAGTGGTTTAAATATTTTAGGAACAACAGTATCTGGAGGAGTTTTAACAATCCAAGGTACACCTGAAATGGTAATTACAAATACTGTGAACATAAGTTCACGAGATCTAGGACAAGCTGGTGACTGCGAGTTGTCTGAACATACTCACAGAGAGATAGTTCAAATGGCAGTTGCAATAGCTCTTGAAAACATTGAAGCTCAAAGAGTTCAAACACAAGAGTTGTTGAATATAAGAAAAATAGAATAATATATGTTTAATTTAAATACTTTACAATTATGTACAAAGGTGTTAACAAAGTTTTAATCGGGGATGGTACCAATACTGGTACAACCCTAGCAGGTATCAAAGCAGGGGATTTATTCCTTTTAAATGAAGCAGGAACAGTTTTAACTGCTGCTGCAGCTGCTAGTTTACCTAAATTCGCAAGAGTTACAATCGCAGCAGGGATTGCTGACGGTATCGCAGTTCTTTCTTCTCCTATCCAAGGCAACACTGTTTCTGCTTATGTGGGACAAAGTTATGTCGCTCCGGCAGAGCAGGTTGCTTACTTAGGTTTTAATGGAACCGCTTCAACAGGGTTTGCTGCGACAGCAGGAACAAAGTATCGTTTAAGAATTTTAATCAAAGATGCAGTTCGTGTGAACGGTCAAAGATCAACTTTCTGTGATGTAAACTACACTGCAACAGCAACAGATACAGACTATTCTGTATTAACAAAATTAATGAATCTTTATTTAGCTAAAGACTATGGAGTAAATGCATTCCAAAATTTAGTAAAAGTAGAGAAGGTTAGCGATGACGCTACAGTTTTAGCATCTGATAATACAGTTGATGTTGTAAAAGGGTCTAACAAGATCACTTTTGACACAGCAGCAACTTATGACACAGGTACACTATATGCTGTAGGTGACACTATCAGATTAGGTGGTGCAGGTATAACTGCTCCAGTTTATGTAATTACTGAAGTAAATGGTTTAATTTTAACTATTGACTCAGCTTATCAAGGAGCTTCTGCAACAATTGCTGCTGCTAGTGCAGTGTATGTAGACACCCCAACTGAATTTGGTCTAAAACTTACAAGTATTGCTCAAAGTTCAAAAGTGTCTCGTGCAGCTAATGAGCCTTTAGACCAATATGAGTGGGTTATTTTTGATGCAGCTTTAACGGATGCTGATGATCGTGCAACTGCACAGTATCAAGCAGCTTATACTGTAGCTACTAAATCAAACCCTGGTCAAGGTTATTGGAAACAAGTTGCTCAAGCTGAAGAAGCAGCTAAAGGTTACTTAGGAGATACAAACCGTACAACTTATTATGCAAGACGTATTAATAATAAAGTAGTTGTTAATGCAACTTACGATTCTATTATAATTACACATGCAAATATTATGGGCGGTGATTTCCAAGATACTTATAGAGCACCTTTACAAACAATTGTATATGCTCCGGCAGCTTCAGCTCAAATGACAGATGCTAACGACAACTTCTTAGCAGTGTTAAACAACTTCTTCGGAACAGTTTGTGGCTTCCCTGATATCGCAGTATAATTTCTCGATAAGGAAATATTTTTAAAATAAAGGAGTCTTCGGACTCCTTTTTTTGTATATTTGTATTATATTTACATAATTTATTATATATAATATGTTATTATCCGAATTAGTATACAATATTAAAAACCTTATTGCAGGTGGAGTACAATCAGATGACTCAGAATTATCTGACCAACAAGTTGCCTTTATAGTTAACTATTATAGAGCAAGATTATTTAAACAAGATCAAGAAAAAGGTAGACTTAACAAAGATAGTTATGTTCAAAACTTAGGTAAAGTACCTGTTATTCAAGCAGACAGAAATGAATGTTGTGTAACAGATTCTTGTATTTTAAGAACTGAACTACAAATCCCAATACCTATTGAAGCTTATAATGGTTTAAGTTTAACTTTTGTAGGTTTAGTTAATGGTAAACCTTTTACATATACAGCGTCAAACACACTACCATGGAAACGTGCAGGTAAATATTCTGGAAAAGAACCGGGTTATTATCTACAAAATGGTTATGTGTACTTAATAGATCCTCCTACAAAAGATATAGATTGGATTAATATCCAAGGTGTTTTTGAAAAACCTGAAGAAGCAGTTCGTTTTAGAACTTGTGATTGTCCTGGTAACAATGAAAATTGTTTTCAAGATTATGATTTTGAATATAAAATGCCTTTGCATTATACTGACACAATTGTTAAATTAGCTGTTGAGACAGAGTTACGTGTATTTAAAGCAATACCTTCAGATACATCTAATAACTCTATAGGACAGTTGACAGATATGTTAAGTAAAATGAGTGGTGCTAAAAAAGAATAGTATGAGAGGTGAAGGTACTAGGTCTATTGTTGACACTTATAAATATTATAAAAAGAAACATAAAAAAGACCATGTTGATTACACAACTTACAGACAAATTTGCAATGATTTTAATCAAATGTTTGTCCAAGAGTTGTTTGAAGGAAAGATAAAAGATTTATACAATGGGTTAGGTAAGATTTATATTTGTAAATTACCCACAGATTATACAAAACCTTGCTTAGATTATAAATCAACTAAAGAGTTAGGTAAAAAAGTTTACCATACTAATATACATTCTGATGGTTTTTATGCTAGATTTATATGGGTTAAAGCTCGTGCAAGAACTAAAAGAGTTAGAAAATTTATTTTCACACCAACCTGGGCAAATAAAAGAGCTTTAGCTTCTATTATGAAAACTCCTGGTGGGCATAAGAAATTTTTAATAAGACAAAATTATATAAAATGATATATAAATTAGAGACAATAGATAGGGTTATAAATAAAATTATTCGAGACCTAGGATTAGGTCAAGATGAAATACCGTATCCAGACTTTGTAGAGTGGATTGCTGCAGCTTTAGAGCATATAGGAACATATTACCAATATGTTGAAAAAGAGTGTTTAATTAATATTGTAGATTACTCTGCAACATTACCTTGTGATTTCTATAAACCAATTAGAATGAAGAGAGGGTGTACTATAAATGCAGATAATGGCACTTATTATAGAGGAAGTTTTGTAAATTTACTAACAGAGTTGGGTATAGATGTACAAGACTTACCTGCTTATGAGCAGTATCATATTGTACAAGCTGCTGCAATAACTTCAGGACATCCTATTGACACTATTGTAGAAAAACTTCAAGGTAATAAAAATTTAATAGGTAATGTAACTGTAAATAAATTTACAGATTCAGACTATAATGTTAATTTAAATAAAATCACAACATCTTTTCGCTATGGTATTATTCAATTACAATACTTAGCTATACCTATAGATGAAAGAGGTTTCCCTTACGTACCTGATGATGAAGCTTTTAGAGATGCTTTATTTTGGAAAGTTGCTTATCAAATTTCTATGAGGAATCCTAAGCTATTGTCTAATCAGAGAATGCAAGATATGGAATACTGTAGACAAATGTGGGATAAATATTGTGGACAAGCAAGAGGTAGTGCAAACATGCCTAACTTAGAGATGATGATTAGAATCAAAAATAACTGGTTACGTTTATACAATAAAACTGATGATGATGTTAATGATTTTGCAAATTTAGGTAAACAACAAAAATTAGATCTTAGAGGAAGGGTATAATGGAAGATATTAATAGACTATTAGAAGGGCTTAACTTAGACAGTAACCCACATCAACAACCTGAGCATACAATGAAAAATTGTATTAATTTTGTAGCTTCTACAGAAGGTGGAAATGTTTATGCTGTAACAAATGAGTCAGGTACTCTTGTTTGTGATGTTACTTTTCCTGAAAATTGTAAAGTTATAGGTTGGACAGTCTTAAATAGTGAGATAATAGTAGCTTTAGTTGATATAGATACTGGGGCTTCTTTTGTAGGTACTATTATTGAGAATACCAGTCCTCATGCTACTTACGGTAATTTTCACCCTATAGCTCCAGTTGATGCTGGTGGAACACCTTTAATAGACAATACAGAATTAGGTTGGTCAATAGACCACCCTTTAGATTGTGAAGCTAGAACATTAATTAATGGACACAGATTATTTTATTTTACAGATAATAACACACCTTTTGGGGTTATAGATTTAGACGCACCTCCTGTAGAGAATTCTGTTGCTGAAACTGTTCAATTAACTTTTAGTCAAGAAATACCAACTATTACAGTTGATAGCATTATAGAGAATGTTTCTTCTACCATTGTACCAGGAACATATCAATTTGTAACACGTTATGTTACATCTGCAGGAAACACAACTACATATGGAATTCCTACACAACTTTTACCTATGGTCCCTACAAACCGTTCTGTAGGGGTTAATAATTATCATGGAGAATATGCTTCTTATGGCACTGTTGGTAAAAATGTTAAATTGGCAATTTCAGGTATTGATACTAAATATTCTGAGTTAGAGATTATTGTGATGTATTATGAAAGTTCTACAACAACTTTTAAAGCAACTGTTTGTGGGAGACTCCCTGTTACAGGTTCAAATGCAACATTTACTTTTACAGGGCCTATTACAGAAAATTCTTTAAATATTACTAAAGAAGAATTGAGACAAACTCCAATATCTTATACAAAAGCAAAATGTATTTCTCAAAAAGATAATGTTTTATTTTTATCAAATTTATCTACAGGTAGAGCTGACTATGATGATGTTTTACAAGAAATAGCTAATGCTGTTGAAGTTTCTTATCGAATTAATGAGTTACCTTTCTCAAGACAAACAGGGAATTTTGACGACTATATAAATGAATTAGAATGCCAGGAAAAGACATATCGTAGAGGTGAAGTCTATTCTTTAGGTTTTTCTCTTTTATATAAAGATGGTTCAAGGTCTGCAAATTATCATATACCAGGTGCAGTGACTACAACAGGTCCTACTACAGGAAAAGTTCCTCACAGTTCTTGGTTAAGTTTTTCTGCTGTAGACAACTCTACTGCAAGATTAGGTACTTTTGTTTCTGCAGAATTTTATCCGACAGATCAAATGTATCCTGGAGATATTGCAGGAGATGATACTAGTGCTGTAGGTGACACAGGTATTGAAAGAAACATACGTCATCACTATATGCCCGAACTTGTAAATGAACCTCATTTTAGGACATCTAATACAGGAGATATTTTAGTTAGACTTTTAGAACTTGAGTTTGAATTTACTAAAGTAATTCCTGATTATATATTAAAAGATACTGTTGAAATCTTATTTACAAGAGAGCAACGAAATTCTTCTACAAATAAATCAGTATTATCTCAAGGTGTTATTAATCATCAAGCAATAGTAGGTACTGACTTTGATGATGATGGTTTTGTTACAGGTAATCTTATTAATGGGTACAAAGAAAACTATAAATTTATAGAGGTTCCTTTTTTTAATAACTTAAATAAAGCTACATATATAGGTACTGCAGGAGCTCCTGTAGGATCTACTTCAGGCTTTCCAGGTTTAGGTTTTGCTTTTCCAAATTACACTTGTGCAAACTCTCCAGGTGGTACTTATGCAGATGGGAAAAGATTAAATACAGAAATTAAATATAATAGATGTATTTTTCACTCTCCTGAGACAGAATTGATAACTTCTAATTTTATTTTGGATGATAATGAGGTTGAGAATGCAACTTTGAAGTCTGTCTTAACATTAGAAGGTAGTTATGGATATGTAACTTTAAAAAGGGAAGAGTGGGATTTTGATGTATCTTGGAAATTTTTAGATAAGTATTTGTATTGTGATATTTTTGGCACCTATAATAGGTGGACTACAGATACAGATGTAGATGTTACAATAGATGAAGCTCGTTTAGTAGACCCTAATATTAATGACTACCCTCCTTTAGATTCAGGTGTAGACCCGTATACTTACACTAGGTTTAATGGTGGAGGTTTAGAATTAAAAACTAATAATAATATACCTGAAAGACTTGGGTCAGAGTTTGAGTTTAAATTAGATTATGAAGTCGGTGCATCAAACGACACTCATTTTTGGAGTGCTATTTACAATCAAGGTGATAATGCTGCAGTTGATACAGTTGGTAATAATACAAAATTATACCGTAATCTTTTTAATATTGTTAAAAATAACCCTAGCCAATATGGTACAATAGGAGCAAATCAATACATCTTAATTGCAAGAAAAAGTATAAAAATTGGAGAGGTTTTTATTTCTAGTTATACAGGTGTTAGAGGTGGGGACACTTTCATAAGTAAATTTGCCTATAATGATGGTGTTCTTATCCCTTATTATCCTTTTAATTGGCATAATACACAATTAGCAATTTCTTCAGGGTGTGATTATTATAGAGAAGTGGGTTCAAACTACAGATTGTCACAAACCTCAACTTCTAGAGCTTATTGGAATATAGATGGACTTACCCCAAATGGCTCTCCAGGAGAGTTGGGTAGAACACCTGGAACAGCTTGTGGACATGATTTAAGATGGACTACATATTTTTTTGTAGAGTCTGATATTAATACGTATTACAGACATATCCCAGAAGATGAAACTAAAAATAAATACTTCCCACTTCAACCAGATATAGCGACATTGCTAGGAGATTGGAAACCTTATCTAGGGAATTATAATCAATTGTATAATGATACATACTCTTTTGAAAATAATACCTTAACTTTTTTTACTAGAGATAGTATTTCAACTATTTTAGACAAGTTCGAGTGTCGAACAATTTACAGTGAGAAAGCTGCTACAGATGATGTTTTAGATGCTTACAGAAATATTCTAGTAAATAATTATTATGATATACCTGCACATACAGGTCCTATTTGGGATAGTTTTGTAGTTTTTAATGAATTATTTCTACATACACCTAAATCTTTATGGAAAACTTTTGCACAACCGGCAGCAACACTTCAAGGAGGAAATCTTAGTGAAGTTGTTTTAGGTACAGGGTCTTTATTTGCAAGACCTGCTGTAGAGATGCTAACTTCTAAAGGTGGGTATGCTGGTACTATTTCTCAATGGGGAGGTGTGCATTGTCCTATAGGATACATTTTCCCAGATGTTTTACAAGGTAAGATTTTTGGAATAGTTGTAGATGAAGGAGGACCTTCTTTAAAAGATTTATCTCAAGAAGGAATATCTACTTTTACTAATGACACTTTTAAAAAAGGGCTTATTTATGATATTAACACTCAAGTCTATGATTATACAAATGTCACTACAAATAATGCACACCTAATAGACAACCCTTTTAATGACATAGGTTTTGTTGGGGGTTATGATAATGCTTTAAAAAGATTTTGGATATCTAAATTAAATGGGGTACCTTTTACACTTTCGTATTCTTTACTATTAAATAAATGGTTTAGTTTTCACACTTATCAACCTAATGTTATTATACCTTATAATAATAGAGTGTTTTTCATTAAAAACTTTTCTGGTACAGATATAGATTCTAGAGTGTATGAAATGAATAAAGGAGCTAAAGGAGCTAACATGTTAACTGACCCTAGTGATGTAGACAGTCCTTATACAATAGACAACTCTTTACTACAAATAGTTTCAGCTCAAGATATTCAATCTGCTAAAGTGTTTCAAAATTTAGAAATATTATCAGATTCTTATGACAGTACAAACTCAATTAAAGTTCGTGATGATAATTTCAATACAATACAAGTATACAATAACAGAACTAATTCTGATGTATACTACCTAGTTCCTAGCAACACTTTTGGGGTTGAACCAGGTGCAGGTTCTTGTGCAATTAAATATAGAAATGATGTTTATCATGTAGCGATACCACGAGATTCTGTTGTAGATAATTCACAAAACATATTTAATGGTGGAAATTTAAATAATTCTCAACTATTTAGAGAACGAATTAAAGGAAATTATGCTATCTTTGTATTTGGATATGATAACAGTACAAATTTAGAATTTTACTTAAGACAAATAAAAATTATATTCAATAAAAATACACGTTAATGGATAAGGAAAATTATTTTGGTGTTCAAAAAACACCTTTAACTCAAGTTAGAACTAATAAAGATATTGCCTTAACAACAGGTGGTGCAGCTATGCAAGGTGCTCAACTTGGTGCTCAATATGGTGGAGCTTGGGGTGCTGCTGCTGGAGCTGTAATTGGTGGAGGTGCAACTTTAGTAAAAAACATTCAATCTAAAAAGACTGAAGGTTACCAACTTGCAACAGATAAATCTTGGAACAACTTTGCAGATGATATGTCAAGACAAGTACGTCCTGGACAAGAGTTTGTAGGTGTTCAAGCAAGTCATGGTTTTAAAAGTTCTAAAGATATGTATGTTGAAGCAGAAAATAATGAAGCTGTTCTAGATAAAAATTTAAAACTTAAATCTATTATTAAAGGTAGGACACATGAAGAAGGTGGAGAAAAAATTAAATTAAAAGCAGGAGAAAGTGTTGTTCCTGTTCAAGATGATTTACCTTCTTTCTTAAAAACCTATCAAAGACATGCTACAGGAAAAGATCTGAAAGCTACAAAATATATTAAAAACCTTGTTGACAGTGTTCCTGAGAATGAGGACTACGCTGCTGCAGGTACAAAAAATCAACCTTATAATAGGATTGTTTTAAAAGATAATTTACAAAATCAAATCCCTATGGGAGAAGATTTACAAAGCACAAATGCCTTAGCAACACCTGCACCAACATTTCAACAAGATTCTTGGAAAAATTATACAAGAGATGAAGACCCTTATGAATATCGTTATAATAACGATTTAGGACGTGTACAAGCTCGTAAAATTGCTGAAGGTCAAAAAGGTCAACCTTGGACAGAAATTACAACAGGAAGCATGAAAACGGCTACTATGAAGAATTTGTTTGGAGATGCTTTTACAGATGATTTAAATCTTGTTTATGGTATAGACCATGACCAACAAACTTATAAACCAAATCCTAATGAAGGTGCAGAAGAGTTTATGGGAAACATTGGGAGTATTAGTGCAAACAGTTTAACTGAAAACTCTACACCCACTACACCTGTTACTCCAAGTATAACACAAATCACAGACCCTATAACAGGACAAGTTGTAAATGTGAATCCTGGGTATTCAGTAGAGAATGACCCTATTTTAAAATCTATGGCAGCTTCTCAACAAGGGTCTCAAAACCCAGCAGCTGTGCCAGGACAAGATGCACTTGCTAATTATAAGTTACAAGATTATAAAGTTCAATCTAATCCTTTAGAATATGCTAAGATAGCATCAGATATATATTCTTACTCTCAACCTGCAGATAAGGTTACAGGGAGATATGTACAATCTTTAGATGCTAAATATACAGATATGTCAGCACCTCAACGTCAAGCTATTTTAGATGCTCAAGCTGCAACTTTAGGTAGTGTGAGAGGTTCTGGTTTATCAGCAGCTCAACAAACAGGTATAGCATCTATGGCTCAAGCTGGTACACAAAGAGCTTTAGCAGAGCTTAATGCTCAAAATGCAGGACGTTTTGATAATATTCAAATGGCTAATGTTGCAGGTAAAAATCAAGCTAATGCACTTAACACTCAAACAGCAATGGCTGTAGACCAACTTCAAGCTGAAAATAATGCAGCTCGTAGAGCATTTGGTAGAGAAGCTATGAAAGGTGTTGCTGAAAAAGCTCAATTAGGAACACAAGCTAAAAATGCTTATATTAAAAATAAAAATCAAGAGGTTATGGGTTTATTGCAAGCTCAAATAGTTGCAGACCCTAATAAATATATTACTACTAATGCAGATGGTAGTTTTGGGGTTAAAAAATATGATAATAGTCAATATGGTTCAACACCTACATATCAAGCTGTAGAAGGTGAAGATGGAAGTCTTAATTGGCTTTTAAACGGTAAGTTGTGGGGTATTAACAGAAAATAAGATAATATGGGAATTAATAGATATGATAAACCAACAGATATTAATTACATACAAACGTATGTAGATCAGTATGTACCTCTTCCATTTGAAGCGATGCGTGAGAATGCTAAATATAGAGCTGTACAAGCTGACGCTGTACAAAAAGATTTAGACGCTCTTCAAGCTGAAACAGGTAAAAGGTTAGACCCTTTAGATACAGGTTTAAACAGAGAGTATATAATAGCTGTTAATAAAGATATTAAAGAAGCGTATGATGCTGTTGGAGGCGATGTTATTAAACTTAGACAATATGCAAAAGACAAAGCTGCAGAAGTTAAAGGTTTTTATGAATATGGTCCAGGTTCTATTGGTGTGAAAACTGTAGAAGAAAAAAAAGCTTGGGAAGAGGTTGTTAAAAAAGGTGAAATGGATGCTGCTTATGTAGAACGAGCAAGTGAAGTTTCAGATGCTCTTTATCAAAAAAATAATGCAATGTTAGGTGGGGAAGCTTGGGAAGCTCCTATGGCCTATAAAAATATAGATATCTCTAAAAAAGGTACTGAAGCTAATCAACTAAAAGAGAGTTCACGAGAATCTTGGGGAGCTTTTGTTGATGGTATTTCAGGTGACCCTACAGGTAAATATATCTCAGATGTTAAGAATGGTTATAAGAGTGTTTCAGAACAAAGGGTTTATGATTGGTTTAAAAGTTCAATTTACCAAGATGCAGATTTTGATAATAAAGTTAGAGCTCACTATACATTAGCTACAAAAACAGCTGAAGTAATGGGTAAAGATTTTTATAAAGAGTCTGGTATTGTTCCTAAAGACCATAAGGGTAATATTATACCTAACCCAACTGACTACGATTATTATACAGCTTACAAAGACCAGATGTTTATGGAAACTATACAAGGGTTTGTGAAAGCAATTCCTCATAGTGAGACTACACAATCGGGTTCTGTAAAAGAGACTGCAGAACAAACTGCAAAAGGTACAAAAAAAGGTACTGAATATAGTACACCTTTTAGTGTAATGAGTACAATACCTTTAAAAAATCCAGGATACGACCAAGATGTTGTTGACAATCCTGATGAAGCTTCTGCTAAAATGGGGGATAAGGCTAGTAAAACTACAACTACTTTTACAGATGGTGTAGCGACAATAATGTCTAAAACATCTTTTTTTAAAAATGTTGGGCAAAAAGATGCTAAACAAAACTTTCAAAATGCAGTTAATGCTTATATTAAAAATAATAATTTAGAAAGTGATAAAGGTTCTGCAGAAACAAATATGAAAATCTTTATGGGTAAATTAGTAGGTGGAGGCCCTAAAGCAGAGGCTGCTGCAATTGCTATGGGATTTACTAAAGAAGGGGTAAAAGAGTTAAAACAAACTGCAAAAAATATGTGGAATGAAGAGGTTAATGCTAACTATCAATTAATGAAAGCTTTAGTGCCAAATCTTCCAGAAGATTATGCTGCTATACTTAAACAACAATGGCAAGCCTACACAACACAAGGTCTTTCTGTGAATGCAAACCACAATAATGTAAGTTTCTTACCTAAAGTAAACACTCCAGAGTATAATAAACTTCAACCACAAGTTAAACTTATTACTGCTATCGCTCATGGTGATGAAGATGAGATAGAGAAGTTATTTGAAAAATACGAATCAACAGAAGCTAATGGGGCGGAAATTAACATCGGTTTTGCAAGACGAATTAGTGAAACTGTTGCAGAGAATATGGCAGCAACTAAAAACCTTAATGTAGAACAACCTTTTACTAATTATATTCCTGTAAGTAATGACAACACATCTCATGATGCAGGACAAGCCGTTCTGAAAGATTTTAATAAATTTATTAAAAAAGAAGGGGATAAAATTTGGAATAATGAAACTGTAGATGTTTTATTAACAGATGGTACAGTTAAAACAGTTAAGGAGTACTATGAAGGTATATACGGAACTGCGGCCAAAGCTAAAGAAACTTTTTATAAAGATCTTGAAAAAAATGATTTCACTTTTGGTGGGAAAGTTCAAGATGGTTTAGTTTTTAAATTAGGTAGTGGTATTTCTTTTAAAATGGATGAATCTTCTAGTTTTAACTTTAACACAGGTATCATAGATCCGATAGCTAATATAGAAATGCAAGTAAAAAGTCAACTTTCAAATGTTAAAGCGAGAAATGGGATGTGGGTAGACCCTAACTATCAAATCACTACACAAATTGATAAAAGTGACAAGGGTCATACCGTTGCTAATATCACCGCTGCTTTAAAAGGTTCAGACGGTAAGTTCCACTACATACCAGCTCAAGAGGCTGAGAATTATTTATTTGAAATGGAAAAATTAAATTCAGGTCTAATGATAGTACCCCCTTCACAAGAAGGTGCAGGTGGTTATATGGTAACACAACCAAATGGAGACCACCATGTATATAGTAAATTAGAAGATGCTAAAGCAGCTTTAACACAAATTTATATTAATAAATAAGAAAAGTATGTTAGGAGAAGACCCAATTATAATCCCTAAAGAAGAGGGAGATAAAATAGCACAGCAAAATATAGATGCTATAAGAGCTGCACAACTTCAACAAGATAGAGGTTTTAGTTTCTTACATGCACCACAAAATGTAAAAGGTGCTAGTGACACTAGATTAGAAAATTTATACGAGGCTGGTATCAACCCTCAATTAGCTTTATTTGATGACAACTATGATGTCAACCAACAACTTTATGATAGACAAAGTTGGGGGGAAGCTTTAGGTACTGCTGTTGGTGGTGGTATTGTTAAAGGTGCTTTAACTTTAGGTGAAACTGTAGGGTATTTAGGTGCTGTATGGGATTATGATAATTTAGTAGGTGCAACTTCAGATTTAGATGAGGGTGTTACTAATGCTTTATCTGATACTATGACAGAGTGGAAAAAAGAATTTGATGAAGCTAATCCAATTTACTCACAAGGAACAGGTGATGCAGGTTGGTGGATGCAAGGTATTCAATCTACAATAGATTCTGCAGTAGGTTTTGGTGTTCCTGGTGGGGCTATAGCAAAAGGTATAGGGTTAGCTGTAAAAGCATTAGCAAATCCAATTGTCCGTGAAACCGTTAAGAATGTTGGTACATCTTTACTATTAAATAGAGTGGAGTCTCAAATGATGGGTAAAGAATTGTATAATAACACAATGCAAAAAGCTTTAGCTGAAGGTTTAGATTATTCAGAAGCTAGTCGTATTGCCCAAGAAAAACAACAAGAGTTTATGGTTAGAAACTACTCTAATACACTTTTTAATGCTGTGGGGTTAAGTAAAGCTTTACGTAATTCTTATATGTTAAAAGGTGGAGCTGAAAAAGCTCTTAAATATGGTTGGGTAAAAGAGCAAACTTTAAACGCTTTTTCAGAGTCTTTAGAAGAAGGTGCTTCAGGTTTTTTACAAACTGAATCTGAAAGAGATGCAGATTTAGAATTAGGTATGAGAAAATCTGATGGGTCTAGTATGCTTGGTAGAGTTGGGGACTATGTATCTTCTGCTCAAGGTATTACTGAAATGACTTTTGGTGCTATGGGTGGACCTTTCCAACATGGTCTTACAAGAGCTATTGGTGGTATGAATGAAGCTTACAATAAGAAAGTGGGCAACACATCTTTTACAGAAGAAGCTCCTACACAGTCTTCAGCAACTGTTGCTAAACCTAAATCTACAGTTACTAACCCAGGAGATTTAAAAGAATATTTACAAAAAAAACACCCAGGTTTAGAAGATGCAAAACTAGAACAAGTTATATCAGGTCAACTTAATGATGAAGCTCTTGAGAAATCTAAAGCTGAATGGGAGAAAAAGAATACTCAATGGGAAGACCATAAAACTAAAAATAAAGATTATTATGAAGAGCAAGAGAAACTTGCTAAAGAAAAAGAAGAATACTCACTTTGGGAAAAGCGTAAGACAGATTTTGAAAAGAAACAACGTTCAAAAGAGCAGATGGATAAGACAGGAACTATTGCTCAAACAACTGAAGAGATTTCTACTTTTTTAAAAAATGATGTTAAACTTGAGCAAGAGTATCAACAAGCTTTAAAAGAGGGAGATGATATAAAAGCTAAAGATATTGAAAATCAAAGATTTGAAACAATGTTTTTACGACATGCTCAAAAAGAGTCTGTGTTTAGAGATGGGGCTAAACCAGATGGGTCTTTACAATCAGCTTTAGAAGAACATATAGCTAAAGGTAAAGAAGCAAATGCTACAGTAGAAGATAAAGCTGCTGCTGTTAAAGCTCAAACATTCTTAGATAAATTACCTGCATACAGAGATATGTATAAAAAAATTAGAAAGAATAATCCAGGACTTGAGGATTATGCTTTTAGATTACTTGCTCGTAAAGAAAGTGTGGACAGTGTAATAGAACAATTAAATGCAGAAGTAGAAAAAGCTAAAGTTGATATTGCTAAATCTGTAGCAAATACTATGGGAGTTACAGTATCTCCTTTAGAAACAAAAATTATAGAACTTAATCAAGAATTAGTAGCGTTAAAAGAAATGAAAGAGGACGCACTAAGAAAAGGTAATATGGAAGCTTTAAGCTTATTTGACAAACGTGTTGAAAAAGTTGAAGCTTTAAAAAAACAAACTGAAGAGTTGAGAGAGCAAGATTCAAATAAATTATCTGCTGCTGATATACAAGAAGTTAATAAACGTGTTGCTGAACAAAAAGATTATCTTGATAAAGTTAAAGCTCGTACAGATGCTTTAGTAGCTTATGATGCTATCAGTTCTGCATATAGTAGAGTTGTTGATGGAAGTTTAGCTAAGACTGTTGAAAAAGAACGTGTAGAACATATTAAAGAGTCTATTGAACAAATGTCAACAGGTTCTGAAGTACTTAAAGTGCAACGTCTTTTAGACAATCTAAAAGTGAACACCTCATCAAAAGTTAAATTAGAAAAACAATTTAAAGCTAAAAAAGAAACTTTAACTAAAGCAAAAGAAGTTGCTGAAAAAGCTTATGAACAAAAGCAACAACAAGTAGAAGCTTTTAAAAAGAAAAAACAATCTTTAGCAGATGATAAAAAACTAAGAGTTAAAAGAATAAAAACACTTGAAAAAGCTTTAAAAAATTATCAAGATAAACCAGGATACGAAGAAGCTGTATCTTATGCTTTAATGGAACTTCAAGAACTTCAAGAACAAGCTCCGGATTATAAAGCTGAACAACTTCTTATAGAAGCAGGGATTCTAGAATTAGAAGCAGAATTAGAAAATTTAAATTCTAAATATACATTTGATTTTAAAGCTGCTTTAGAAAAAGCTGCTAAAAAAGAACACCTGTCTCCTAGTGAAGCTGATGGTGTTGCAAATGCTACTGGAAATACTGCAGGAAATACAATGGCTGCAGGTGTTAGATCACAAACAGATTCCCAAAATAATCAAAAAGCAGAACGTGGTACTGTTATACATGGTACTGCAAAAGGTGGACTTACAGAAAGTGAAGTTCCAACTGCTCCTACAAGAAGTGTTGCTTATGTTTCTCACTCAGGAGATAAAGGTAATAAAACTTTAAATGAAGATGAGGTTATTGGAGATTGGTTAGAAACTACAAAAGATCTTAATAAAGAAGGTACTGTTTTAGAAATGCAACCTATAACATCTTCAAAACCATATCATACTGATGAAGAAGTTGCAGCTATAACTTTATTTAAAAAAGTTTCAAAAAGAAAAGTGAAAAACCCTCTTACAGAAGAAGAGGTAAAAGTTTTGAGACACTTGCCTATGACATTTGTTTTCAAAAAAGATGGTGAAGTTATTATGCATAATGGTCACCCTGTTGTAGGGAATGTACCAAGAGGTAAGACTCATTCAGATTTAGTTGAAAGAGGTATGATGGTACAGAAGCATTTAAATGAAGGTGTTTATACAACAACTGTAACTAAGGTTCATCAAGGAATATTTAAAGTTGAAGAAGACGAAACTTCACAAGCTTTTTCAGGACATATTAAAGATGTTTTTGGAGATGTTACATTAGCTATTTCAGACGGTCAAAATTTATATACAAACTTTTCAAGCAATGGTCATACAAAAGCTGAGATTAATGCTTCAAAATCTACTCCAGGTTTTACTTATGCTATAGTTCGTACTGCTAATGGTACATTATATCCAATGAGATTAAATCTAAGAAAGTTAGATATGATTGAAAGTAAAGCTCTTGCTACAGCTGTGGCTCACATTGCATCAGGTACAGCACCAAATGCAGAGATAAAAGATGTACCAGGTTTTGCTGGGTTATCTTACTTACAACTTATAAACCTACTAGTTTATGAAGGTTCTAATACAGTAACTTCAAGTTCACATTTTCATATAGATTTAGTTAATAAAGTATTAAAGATAAACGACAATGAAATACCTTTTACTGATGTTAAAAAGAACTTAAGTGCTATTGAAGACTATGTTTCTAATATGTATCGTACAGTTCGTTCTGACGGATTAAACACAACATTTGAAAAAATGAATTTAGGTATTAGTGACTCTTTTACTTGGAAAGGTAAAGAAGTTAAATATAATGCTAACTATAATGAATTCCTATATGGTGATGTTGTTCAAAATGAACATGGTGTTAAGACAGGTGTATTAAGTACGAATGCTATAAAACAACCTAATGGTGCTGTGTTTATTCAACCTTATGTAGAATATAAATCTCCTGATTTAATCAAACCCCCTAAGAAAGAAGTAGCTACACCTAAGACTGAAGCTGCTCCAGTTAGAGAAGAATCTTCTGATGTAAACCAAGAGCAAATTATTTCATCTAAGATTAAAGGTTATCAAGACACTGTTACAAACTCTTCAGATCCAATAATTATAGCTGAAGCTTTACGTGATATGTTAACTTATTTTGAAAGTTTAGACAGTCAAGCCTTGGATACAATAATAGTTGATACCGTATCTTTACCAGATATTGAAATCCCTACGCTTAAAGATTATATAGAATTCCTTTCGTCAAGAGGGGCTAAGTTAAGTTCTTTAAATGTCACTGCTGAAGAATATAACATCTCAGAAGGGACACCTCATGAAACTCTTACAGGAATGCAGATTATATCAAGAGGTGTTCATCGAGGTGGAAAATTAATCATTAAAGGTGAAGCAATCAACTATCCAAATGCTGTTAAAGAAGTTAAATCTGTAGAAGAGATAGTTGAAACCACTAGTCAAGAAACTTCACAAGAATTTGTAGGGCCTTTTACTAACCCTCTAATTAGAGAGTTTGTTAATGAAACTTTAACTACAGGTTATCCAGGTGCTTTACAATCTAAAGCTTTTGAAAACCTTTCAGAAGAGGATAAAGATATTGTTATGCAAAAACTTTCAGACCCGTTAGCTGAACCTTTTGAAAACATCACTAAACCTAAAGAAGTTGAAAAAGTTGTTGAAAATACAGTTGAAGAAGAGGTTGAAGAATTTGAAATACCAGCTTCTGAAAATAGTGTAGGTTTACCAACTTCTCAGACTGAAGAAGATAACGCTGCGATGTGTGGAAAAGGTGTTACAAAAAAACCTACAGTTAAAAGGGGTGTTAAGAAGCTGTAAAAATAACTGTTTTAATTAGTTATTATTAAAATTTATTTCGTATATTTGTTAAATTAAAATAATTATTATGTTTATAAGTACCAATATTGAGAAATTGCTTAACTTTCGTATAGAACAAGAAGAAGCTTCAAGTCGTTTATATTTAGCTATCAGTAAAAAATTAGATTATCTAGGTTTTTTTGGTGCAGGTGAATTGTGGAAAAAATACTCTGATGAAGAGTTAAAACATGCACAATGGGCTTATGAGTTTTTAGAAAATTTAGATATACTTCCTTGTGTACCTTCTTTGGAAAAACCTGATATGAAAGATATTACATGTATTATAGATGCAATAGATTTAAGTTTAGCACATGAAGAGTTGATTACAAAACAGTGTAATGATTTAGCTAAAGCTGCAAATGATGAAGGTGATTATATGACTTTAGGTTTAGCTTTAAGATTTGTGCAAGAACAAAATGAAGAGCTTGCTAAAATTATGTATTGGAAAAACAGATATGACATTGTAGGAGAAAGTTCTGAAGGTGTTTATATGTTAGATAAAGAAATGCAATCTAAAATTTAATTTTTATGAGTAGACAATTTTGCCCTGTTACAAGTTCTCCTGATTGGATTAATCATGAGAGTCTTGTTAAATACCCTTATACATCTTGGATTGCTAATAAAGGTAATCCTATGAACTTAGCTCCTAATGGGGCTAATAGTGTTTTATTTGAAGATTTAAAAAAAAGTCTGTCAGAGAAAGTTTCTAAAAATGAATTTTTAAAATTTACCGACTTACACGACAACCCTTCAATTCAACAAACTATTTTTAATAAACAAGGCAAAGTTAAGAAATATGACTATAATGTAGCTTTAGAAATAATGGTACGTTTAAATAGTGCATATGAAGAAGAGGGTTTTAAATTTCAAGTTACAAAAGACCTAGTTACCCCTACTCATTTTAATATTATTGTTTCTAAAATAGAAGATGGAGTCACTACAGAATTACAAAACAATTCAATAGAAAATACTGCTATAATAGCTAAAGCATCTATATTATCTAACCCTAAGAGTGAAAATTTACCTAAAGATGAAAATGGTGAAGTTATTCTTAATGAAGAGTCTAAGAAATTAATAGATTTCACACCTAAACAAAATAGTGATGAAATTCTTAAGTTAAACTTATCTGCAGCATTAAGTCAAAATTTTGACCCAGAAGTTTATTTTGCTAACCTGTATGAAAATAAGGTTGGTGCAACTCTTTCAGCTAATGCTCCTTTAATAACTTTAGGGTTTAAATCTGGTATGGTTGTAGGTGAACCTGCTTTTGATATGCAAGTTCAAAAACTTTTAACACTTACAGCAGAATTACAAAATGTTACCATAGTTCAAAGTTCTAATACCGGATCTACATTAACTTCTAGATATACAGAAGGTCTTACAAAAAACCCTCTTAATGTTCAAGAAGAGTTGGCAACTTTAAGAAAAATTTTACCTAATGTTCCTATTACTGTGCGTAATGGTTTACTTCATTTAGGTAATGGTGAAGTTGCTGAAGGTACATTTGCAGATGGTGTAATTACAATCTTTACTGGTGGGAGTGCTGGTGTAGGTTTACATGAAGCTTTCCATGCAGTTAGTACAGGAATTTTAACTGAGAAACAAAGAAATATTGTTTATAATGAGTTAAGAGCTTTAAACCCTAGTTTATCAGACGAACAAATTGAAGAAGAACTTGCTGAGAAATTTAGAGAGTGGTATTTAGGAAAAGGTGATATGAAAGATATGCCAAGTTTAATTAAATACTTATACAACATTTGGAAAGATTTAGTTATGTACTTTACTAACAGTAGTGAAGTTGATAAACTATTCAATAGAATACGTAATGGAAAATATGCTAGTAGTAAATTTACAACTAATCAAAAACAATTGTTCTCTAAATTAGGTATATATAATGATATGCAAGTGGAGATTGTAGAAGCATTAACATATTTATTTGTAGAGAAAGCTGGTTTTCGTTTAACAGAAAAAGATTTAGATTTAGATTCACCTAAAGCTGCTAAGTTTTCAGAACAAGTGTTTGTTGAAGTTCATAATGCTATTATAGATATAATTGAACAAGCTGAAGAGAATGGAGAAGATGAAGAGTTAATAGACCGTCTTTACTTTATAGTACAAAAAGGTGAAGATGGTGCAGAGGACAATTGGACACCTTTAAAACAAATTGTCAAATATGAGTTAATGAAATACTCAATTGGTTTTGAAGATAAAAAATCTAAAGCTGCAAAAGAATCTGCTGAGAAAGCTGCTGCAACTGTTGAAGAAGATCAAAAAGTTAAAGGTGGTCTTAATATAGGTAACGCTGTTAATTTTGAAGGTAAGCAAAATGCTACAGGACAAACTAAATTGTTAATAGCAATGTTACAAGATTCTAAAGAACCTTCTAAATACTTTGGTGAATACTTACCTAAGTTAGCTAATTATGATAAAACTTATAGAGCTCTTGAAGATGGTTTAGCTAATGTTACTGGTGGTAAGATTGTTGATGGTAAACCTCAAAGTATTCGTGAAGCTTTGTTTGAAAGACTTAAAGAAATCTCACAAGAACACCCACAGTTGCAAGAGTTAGTCCATAATTTTGAAACAAAAAAAGTTTCTGATTTTAAACAGAGACAATTTTTTACAAATTTTCATAAAACAAAAGTTAATTATAGGAGCTCCTTATATCGTAAAGATAATGAAAGTTCTTACACTGTTAAGAAAGGGGATGCTGACCAAAATAATAAAAGTAGAATTATACGTGCTGAATGGAGTAATGATTTTATTTTAAAACATGTAAACTCAAAAGGTCAAGTTTTTAATGTAGATATTTTAGAAGCTTCTATTAAAGCTTTTGAAGATGCTTATAAATACTATTCTAAAAAAGAAACAACTCTAGAAAATGTAGAGCAAAGTTATAACACTGCTATTGAAAGACTTACAGAATATTTAAACAATTTAGGTATTGAAGTTTCTGAAGGAGGCCTTGCTAAATTTGTCACACAACAATACGGAGAAGATTTAAAATATCAAATGAGTAGAGCTTTTGAAAAAATTTCTAAAGCTTTAAGTGGAACTAAAGTTAAAAATACTTTAGTTAATAATATTAAAAATGGTATAGACCCACATAAGAATTTTATAACTGACCAACGTGTGTTTTTAGAACTAGCAGAAGTTGAAGTTCCTTTTAGAAAACTTCCTACATCTAATGTTATTAAAGGTTCTGACAATAAAGATTACTGGACAAAATCTTTAAATAACAATATGACAAAAACATTACAACTTTGGAAAAACAACCCTGAGTTGATAAAACAACTTAATGATAAACAATATCATAAAGGTTCTCATTGGTTACCTATGTTATATGAAAACAATCTTTTAAGAGACCAAGTAGAAGTAACTGTTTGGTTATTTAATAAATTAGAACAATCTTCTGACGTAGGTGTAGACTATTCAGATTTAATTGAAAAAGATGAGTTTATAGAAAGACTTAACGACACATTATATGGTCGTGTAGGCAAAGCTTCACACTCAACATTAACTCTTGCAGATAAATCTTTATGGTATAATTTTGAGGGTTTCCCTACAGAAGTATTATCTAATTTTCAAAAAGAAGGTTCTAAAGGTATCAGTGAAAAGGGTGTAGATATATTTTATAAATATGCTTTAGCTGAAGCTGAAAAAATTTCTTACAATTTAAGAAACAGTAATGATTATACAGAATACAAAGGTACAGAATCTTTTTGGTTTCCTGAATTAAACTATGACTCTAAGTTTGCTAAAGATAATGCATTATACAATGCAGATTTTTCAATCAATATTAATGCTGAAGAAGCTATTAAAGAGATGATTGCTGACACTCTTGTTAAACGTATTGCTGAAGTTAGACAAAAGCTTACAGATAATGGAGTTCTTTTAACTAACACTGAGAAAGGTAAGAAAGTAGAGTACCTTTTAGGTGTAGATAAATCTATCCAAGCAAAATATTCACTAGGGTCTGCTGCCTCTAAACAAGCAATAGATAATATGATTGGAGATTTTGTTATGAATAATATGATAGCTAATATTGAAACTACAATGTTATTTACAGGAGACCCTGCTTTTTATAAAGATTTAGCAAAACGTACTCCAGCTATTAGTTCTACTGGTACAGATTATATACCTGATGAAACTGCAGGTATTCCTGAAAATTATAATTTAGCAATCTCAACAGAACCAATTTCATCTACAATCTATGAAGATTCTTTAAAGAAAGCTTTTATAAAAGATGTTAAAAAACGTAACCCTAAAATATCTAAAGAGGATTTAAATAAAAAGGTAGATAGTTTAATGAAACCTTATTTAAATATGAAAACTTCAGATGGTGGGGGTTTAATTACACCTAAACGTTGGAGAGATATTATGAGAGCTGTAGGTGTTTTTAATGATGAGAAACACGGACCTTTATATGATAAGTTAATTGAAGATTTTAGTGCAGAAGGTTTAACTGATTTAATGAAACAAATGGGTTTTCCTTATGGTAACCCTATTAAAGGTCACCATTTTGAATTAATACAAAAAGAGGATTCAGAAATTGCTCAACCTTTATTTTTAAAATATTCTCAGTTTGTAGCTTGGGCACCTGTTGTTAAAGGTACAATATTAGAAGATATCGTTAAGAATATGGAAGCTAATAATATTGATGAACTAGTTCCACCTTCAGCTGTTAAAGTTGGTATGGAGTCTTTAGTAGACTTTGATATGTTATCGACTTTAGGTGTTAAATTAAAACCTATAACTTTATCTAATATGGGTTGGAAACTACAAACAGAAACACCTTCTAAATATGAGAAAAAAGGAGAGTCTTTAGTAGGTTCTCAACCACAAAAGAACATCTTAGTAGGTATTTTAGGTAAGAGTTTTGTTATAGATGGTGAAACTGTCTCAGGAGAAGAGATGTTTAAACGTCTACAAGAAATTCAAATAAGACTTTCTGACAAAGGTTTAGCTAACACTAGACGGTCATGGGGTATGAAACCTGTTGAGGTTACAATAAAAGGAGAGACAGTCGAGATATATGACGATAAGATTCATAGACGTAAACACTTATATGATGAATTAATAGAGGAGTTCAGAACAGAAGGCACTCCTGAAAATATTATAGAAGCTCTTGAAATGGGGGTGCCATTTGATGCACTTTTCCAAGGGGTTACTAAAATACAAAATAAGTTAAGAGGTAAAGTTAAAAATAATGCAGTTCAAACACAAGCACATGGTGGAGCTTTTATACAAATACCTAACACAGGTTTTGCTAAAAAACAAGGTTTTACTAACCATGCTGAACTTGTAGTTGCCAGTAGAAATGAACTTATCTACTTAAAAGATGTAGACCAGATTCATGGTCCTCATATAGATAAATCAGGTAAAGTTATTCCAGGTGATGTTTTCTTACCTTATAGTGTAATTAAAAAAATACCTAACATAGACCAATTGATTAAAGAAGGAAAAGTTACAGGTAAATGGTTACGTGAACAATTGGGAGAAGGTGTATTAGATGTTATTGGATATCGTATACCTAACCAGGGTTTATCTTCTATTGACACTTTAGAAATTGCAGGTATACTACCACCTTTCATGGGAGATAGTATTGTTACATACACTGAAATTGTTGGTAAGACTGGATCTGACTTTGACATTGACAAAATGTATGTGCTTATGCCAAATACTGTATATAATAAAAATACAGGAAAAGTAGAAATAGTTACTCCTAATACAAGTTCTAAAAAAGGTTTAGAAAATTTACGTATTAAACTTTGGAAAGCTGTATTAGAAAATCCAGAATCTTTTGGTGAAGTTATGACCTCTGTTGATGCAGATTGGTTAGCTGAAGATGCTTATTATGTAGAAGCTTTATCTATTCTTAAAAGTGACAAATCACTATTAAAAACTTTAGGTTTTGAGACAATTGAACAATTTACTACAGCTGAGAATAAAAAACAAATAGCTAGAAAAGCTCTTTCTAATAGAAAATATAAAGCTTTAGAATTTGCTTCTCCTTTAGAACAGGTACGTTTAAAGAAAGTAAACTTAGCTGGTAAAGCTGGTGTTGCTCAAAACGCTAACCATATCGTACATATTCCCCTTGCTCAACAAGCACATTTAGGATTTAATGGTAATATTACAAATGTTGTAAAAGGTACTAACACTTTAGATTCAATTTTAAATGCTGATAAAGAAGATATTGCACAAGTAACTTCAGCATGGGTAACAGCTTATGTTGACTGTGCTAAAGACCCTTACATTGCATTATTAAACAATAATACAAAAACAAGTAACACTGTATCTTTAATGGTACGTATGGGGATTTCTCCTGAATACGTTAACAGATTTATGACACAACCTATAATTGTAGATTATATAAATGAACTTTACAATCAAGATAGTAGATTTAAAACTTTTGAAAAAGAAAGATTAAACTATTACTCTTTTAAAGTAGATTCTACAGGGTCTTTAGTTAAAACTAAAAAAACAGGTCGTCCTGACATTGTTAACAGAGTGTTGTCAAAATATGAGGATGTGTCTAAAATTAAAACAATAATTAAAGAAATTACAACTGTTCAAGGTTTAGAAGCAGAACTTTTAAATCCTACTAAAAACCAAGTAGAGATATTTAAACAATTTTTAATATTTCAAAAATATGGTTCAGATTTAAGTAAAGTTGTAAAAGCAAGTCGTTATGATGTTACTGCAGGTGAAAAAGACTCAGCTTCAGCTTATGCTCAACAACAAGTGTTTGCAGAGGCAATGTCTCTTGAGACTATTACTAATGTTGAAAACTTATTTGAGGATACTGCTTTAGGAACTTATAAAAGAAACTCTGCAGATTTTCTAAACAGAGTGTTGTCAAGAGAGTTTTTAACAGATAGTAAAGGTGCAATTGTTGCTTTAGAGGAATATAAGAAAGCAAAAGGTATAGAATATCTTACAAATTATACAGAAATTAATGAGGTTCTTAAAGCTCTTAAAGCTTATTCACATTCTGCATCTTACATGACTCAAAGAAATGGTAGACAAATTCAACAAATGTTCTTTGGTGAGAACACTATGGTACACAAACTTACAAAACTTAAAGAGATGTATCCTGAAAGTGTTTTAATTGACTCTTTAGTAAGATACATTGAAAGAGAAGACCCTAAAGCTCCTATGTTTATATATTTACCTTCATCTAAAATTACAGATGTTAATGACATTAACACTTTATTAGGAGACTTTGAAGAATTGTATAGTGAATTTGGAGATAATGTAATTGAAGATGGTTATACTGTAAGAAACTTCTTAGATGATTTAGCAGCTATGTCTTACTACACTTCAGGGTTTAACAGGTCTTTTAATTCATTTTTTGAAATTTTACCAGCTTCTTACTTAGCAGGTAAATTAGCTGGGCAAAGTCCAAATAAAAGTTTCTATAATAATTATGATATACATAATAGTTCTAATGTCTACAACAGATTACGTTCTTTAGATTCTATGGAGAATTTCTCAGACCAATTTTTTAGACATAATTTTGGTAATGATGGGGTTATGCCAGTTATAAACTTATATTCGACATATGATTATAATACTTTTACAACAAGTTTAAATACTGCTAAATTAACTACATATGGTATAAAACCTTATCTAAATTTTACAATGGGTTTTACTATTGAAGATGAAAATTTACCTGAACTTTTAATAGCAAATACTTCTCCTGTAGATCCAAGAACAGGTGAAAAAGGGGAAGTTAAAATTCCTGTTGCATATATGTCTATTGTAAATAACTTTAATGATACTGTGCACGGATATAAATATGCTGGTAAACGTGGTAATACACATTACTTTACAGCTGTTACTCCATTAGGTTTAAATAATAAAGGTTATAAAATATTAGAGTATCAAGTTGATAAATCTGTAATAAGTGCTGTTAACCCTACTGTTCAAGGTTTACCTCTTGAAGTGTTAGCCTCAGTACAAAAAGAAAATAGTTATGGAGACTCTGCTATAAATTTTGGAAAAAGAGTTGATATTGACGAAGAAAGTTTTACCTTTGACAATATTAAAAATAAAACCTTTAAACTTAAAGAGATTATTAAAGATAATCAAACTTACTATCAAGGTGTAGTAGAGTATGTAAAAGCTGGTCTTACTTATACAAGAACTGTAACAGAGCTAATGTACCCAAATAAAGAAGAAGCTTTAACAGCTTTAGAAGAAAAACTGAGAAAACACTCAGTAGATATTGTAGATGATGTAATAACTAATATGTGTTAATTATGGCAAGTTGTCCTTATAAAAAAGATCCTGATTGGATTTCATTAGTAGCAAAACATGGTGAGCTTGAAGCTTATTACTTATATGTACATAACGGGTATAAAATACCTACAAATGTATCTGAGGTTCCACCTCAACATACTTGGGCTAAAGAAGATGAAGAGTTAGTACAAAATTTAAAAGATATTACTCAACTTCGAGAAGAAATACTTATAAGTTTAGTTACCAAAGCAAACATCTTTTCAAAACAAGAGGAATTTACAGGTAACCTTAAAACTTTAATAAAAGATTTAGTTGAAGCAGATATTCAAAAAAGTATTATTATTTTCTTAGACAATACTAATAAAAAGATGGAAGCTTTAAAACAAAGAATGAGAGACAATTCTGATGACATTGAAGCTCTTAAACTTATTAAAGATTTCTCTACAACATACGAATTAGTTTATGATATGGGTAGAGTGTTGGCAAAATCTGATAAAACCTCTTCTAAAAAATTAAAAAAGTATATTAATAAAATAAAAGGTGACCTTAGTGAACTTAATGACATGTATATCAGATACTCTAGGGATATTCTTGCAAAAAGTTTAGCTCAACACTCAACTGTTATTCGTCATGAATACAAAGTAAAGTTTGCAAAAGAGTTTAAAGATAATCATGATAAAAAATCATTTAAAGATGAAGCTACTTATGAAGAAGCTAAATTTAAATATGTAGATGAAAACATTACACGATTACACGACCAAATACAAAAAGAGGAAGAGCAAAATATTAAAAGATTATTAATAACAGCTCCTGAAGATATTAGTGAAATAGTTAAGTCTATATCAGACCCTAGAAATATTAAAGACCATATTTTACAATTGGCTGTTCTTACTTTAGATAATGCAGACCATAGAGCATATTCACAATTTATCGAAGATGAAAGAACTGTTTTAGAAAAGTTTAAAAACTTTCAAGGAAAACGTGGAGCTGTGATGACTGACCAAACTAAATTGTACAATGGTATTATTGAAAAGATAGATGGTGTTGAAACACAATACTATGTGAGAAAACATTACAGCACTTATTATGAAGCTTTAAATAGATTTTTTAAAGAGCGTAAATCTCTTATAGATGAAAGAGATTATTATGAACATAAAGACCTTGAAAAATATAATGAACTTGTACAAAAAGAGCAAGAGTTGGTGACAGAATTTAGAGATAAATGGTTCGATATGCCTTCTGATGCAAAAAGTAATACAGATTTTTGGCATGCAATTAAGTATGATAAATGGGTTAAACAAGAATTTGTTAACCCTCAATTCACAAATATGTCTGCAGATACTAAACAAATGTACGATTTTTTAATTGAGTTTAACCAGGAGTCAGATAAATTAGTTCCATATCGTGCACGTCTAGGGTACAGATTACCTTCTGTAGATAAAACTAAAAGTGAAAAGATTCAAAGTTCTTTAAAGAAAGAAGGTTCTGTTTGGGGAAATATTAAACGTAGTGTACAACAAACTTTAGGTCTTGTTGAAAGTGATACAGAGTTTGGGGATTTAGAAACTTCAGTTGATAGTGAAGGTAATAAGATAATAAAAGTTATTCGTGATGTTGGTGGTAAAGCTTATGAACACATAGCAGTACCTTTTAGACAACCAATTAGTGCACAAAACCAATCTTATGATTTAGTTGGTATGGCTTTATCTAATAGATATGTCTCACTCAACTATGCTGAGAAATCGAATATAAAGGTCGAATTAGAGGTTTTAAAAGATATTACAGCAGATAGGACTGTAGTTAAACGAAAAGGTCTTAAAACGCAAGTTATACATGCTTTTAATTATGAAAAATTAACGGGTGAAGAGTTGTCAAATATTCCAGACACTCTTAAAGGTATAGAAAGTAAATCTCATAAACGATTAGTGTCACTTTTAGAAGACAGGTTATATGGTAAACATAATGTGCCTACAATGATTGGTAGTGTGTCTATGGATAAAGTTGCTTCATTACTTACAGGTTGGTCAGCTGATTTAATGTTGATTACAAATGTTTGGGGTGCTGTTGCAAATACATTGAATGGAAAAACTATGAACTTTTTAGAAGGTACTAGACGTATTCACTATGATAGAAAAAACTTAAGACATGCAGAGGTTTCTTATTGGAAAGATATGGGTAATATTGCAATGGATTTTGAAGAACTTTCTCCTAATAGTATTACCAATATTTTAATGCAAGAGTTTTTAGACTCTTCTATAAATTTTGACCCCCTTTCTAATAACTTAGTTAAAGATAATAAAGTTAAAAGGTTATTCAATAAAAAAACTTTACATGCTGCTAATACAATGGCAGAACATTATATTCAAGGCACACTTATGTACGCTGTTTTAGACAATTATAAAATATTAAAAGACGGTAAATATATAGATGCTAAAGGTAATGTTACTACAAGAGAAAATGCTTTAACTTTACGTGAAGCTTTTAAAAATGTAAAAGGAAAAGCAACCTTACCAAATGGGTATACTGTAGAAGGTTTTTCACAAAAACAAATGGAAGAAGGTTTGTATAAAGAAATTATTCGTAGAAAAATTAAGGATGTCACAGCAGATTTACAGGGTCAATATGACAGTGTAAATAAAGCTGAATGGGAACGTATGTTCTATGCTAAATTAGTTTTATTCTTACGTAAATGGGTTATTAGAGGTTCTCAAAGAAGATTTATGGGATTAAAATATGTAACTACAGATTTTAATGAGATGAGTAGAGATGATAAATTTTATTCTGAAGCTGCTCAAGAATATAAGGAAGGTACTTACACTACAATGTTTAGATTTTTTAACTCAGCTAGAAAAAATTTAATCTCTTTAAAAGGGCAAACAGAAACTTTATCAATTGGAGATAAGTGGAAAGATTTGTCTGATTATGAACAAGCTCAAATTAGATCTGCTTTAACTGAAATATTAATTTTATCTGTCACATTTTTAACAGCAAAACTTATTTATGGACTGTCTAAAGGTGATAAGGATGATGATAAAATGTTACTTACAACAGCTTATTTTTCTAGAAGGTTATTTGGAGAGCTAGTTTTTTACTTACCAATACTAAGCCCTTCAGATGCTTTAAGAACTGTTAGAACCCCTTCAGCTACACTTTCTACAATTGAAAGTTTAACTAAATTCATTGACCAATTTGTTTTTGAAGATTTATTTGCAGATGAATGGGAGACATATCAAAGAGGTAGACATAAAGGTGAATCTAAATCTTGGGTGATGTTTAATAAGACATTTAACCCTTTATATAAAAACTATTTAGACAGAGATATAGAAGATTCTGCAAATAGATTATTTAATGTTGGTGTAAGATAATAAAAATGTTGTATATTTGTAAAAAATAGTGATTATGAAATTAAATAAATTGACGAATGCAGATACTATCAATTTAATTGAAAATGCTTCTGAGCTTAAGCAATTAAATAAGTATCAGTCTAAAGATTTTGTAGAGGATTTTATAGGGCTTAGTTTAGCTAGGTCTGGTTTTTATGGAATTTTAGATGGTGAATCTGCTAGACCTATAAAAAATAGCCAAACAAGTTTTAACTCTAAAAGAGATTTTACAATCCTTATCGAAGGGTATGTTGAATTGATTAAAGAACCAGTTAATACTGGAACAGGAATTATATCTTATACGGGATATGGGGTGCTTGTTGTAGGTGGAAGTGTTGTTTATGATGGACGTGTTATTCAAGTCTCAGAAGACCTTGCTTCTTTAGAAGAAGATGTTGAAACAATAGAAGAAACTTTACCTTTAAAAGCAGATTTAGTAGGGGGACTTGTTCCAGCAGAACAATTACCTTCTTATGTTGATGATATTATAGAAGTCGCAAATTATGCAGCTTTACCAGACCCAGGTGAAGCTGGTAAAATTTATATCACTTTAGATACAGGAAATTCTTACAGATGGAGTGGTAGTGTTTATGTAGATTTTTCTGCAAGTATTAACCAAACTCAAACTAAATATGTAGATTCAATTTATGGGTCTAATGCTGGAAATGGTACGATAGCAAAACCTTACCAAACCCCAGAACATGCTATTACACAAATAGACCCTATTATAGAAACATTTTCAGCAAACACAACACTTAACAGTAATTCAATCTTTATACCAACAGGTTTAACAGCTAATATGACTGTAGGTAGAATGATTTGTGGTACAGGTATTCCTTATGGCACAACGATTATTGGAGCAGGTAGTCCTAATGCTTTAACAATATCACAAAATGCTACTGCAAATGGTACAGGTGTTTCTCTTACAGTAGAAGAAGAGATTACTATTAAAACATTTGGTAATTTTGAGATAACAGCAAGTCAAATATTTAAAGATGGTGTTAATTGGGATTTCGGGGATAGTGTGATTACTTGGGGTGACCTTACATTGTTTGATATAACTACAGTATTGAAACATGACTTTAAAGTAATAGGGGGAAGATTTGTAGGTATTCATGCAAATAGCTACATGTATCGTAACTCATCAGCACAAAACATTGAAAATATAATCGAATTTAATAATATGCAAGGTTATTCAATAACCACTAGTTATTTGTTTTACGATTGGGTTAGTTTTGATTCAACATTTAAAATACGTAATTGTAAATTTTCTGCACCTTTTGGAAGATTAGGGAAAATAGCCAAACTAAATAACTATATTGATATTCAAGGATATGCACTATTAAGTGGATTTGAACTAGGTGGTAATAATAAAATAGACGGAATTATAACAACACCATCATCTATATTAGCTTTTTATCAATCTGAAAATGCTAATAGAAATGTAAAAATAGATGCAAATATATTTGGTTCATTATTCCTTACAACAAGAGGAGTGTCACAAATAAATGGAGACATTACAGGAGATTCTGTATCATTAGGAATGATTGGAAGTACATCTGAAAATATTTTAATAAATGGTGCGGTTGTGTCTAATATGGTAACAAAAACAGGTTATGGTACAATAACAATTAATGGGAAGTGGAGTGGTAATATTTCATTATCGGAAGGGACGATAATAAATAATTCAAATACAAATTATTTTAATATTGCAATAACAGGAAATGGTCGGTTTATAAACAATGCTGACTTTAAAAATAATGGTGGTATTATGTTTGTTTCAATTAATGGAGCCAATGCATATTTTGAAAATAATGGATTTTGGTATTCTAATTCAAATGGACAAATGGTTTTATTAACATCGGGAAAGGTTGTTAATAAAGGGACAATAGAAGAAGGATTTTTTTATGCTCCTATTGTTCAAAATGGTGGAACATTTATAAATGATGGAACTTTAATACAATCAGATACGGGAAATCCAAATGCGTGTCTTATAAAATCAGCAGGAACATTTGTAAATGACGGTGGTCAGTTAAAAACTGTTGGGAGTAAATCTCCTATTAAATGTACAGCAGACACATCAGCATCAAAAGATATATATGTATTAGGTTGTACTACTAACTGTGATGGCACTACTTATGGGTTACTTTTTGCTTTTGATGGTGGAAGTTTTGCACCAAACCCAATAATACTTAATAATTTAAACGAAGCAACAACTTATATTTGGTAATTATGGAATTAAAACAAATAATATTAAACAATGAATATAGACGTTTTGTTATAGTAACAGATGTCAATAATGTAGGAATTAAACTAGATGATGACAATGTAGACGATGGTTTTGTTGTGTTAAATGATGAAGAAGATTTAATAACAAATAAGGCATTTGATGCAGTGTTGTTTATCCTAGAAAATGGTACACAAGAAACAAGTTTACAATATGCTATATATAGTGGAGATGGAGATAGTCTTAATGTACAGTCTTTAAATAATAAAGTGTTTGACACTGGTTCGGCACAAGTATATGCACAAGGACTTCCTACTGATACTCCAGAGGTTAAATCTAAAAAACTACAATCAATATTAGATTTAACAGATTTTAAGAGAATGTGTGTTGAAATAATAAATAGATAGTTATGGCAAAGACAATATTTGGAAACCTATATTTAAAAGTAGTTGATGCTGCAACAAGAATATTTCAGTTGGAGCAAGGTAACTATGATGATATGTTAGGTCAGTTGAGGACTGCTTTAACAGGTGCAGCACAATGGAATCTAAAACAAATATCTAATACAGGTTTTATTGCTGGGTTTTTACGTAATAATAGTGGTGATTTTTATCAATGTACTATTCAAGTCCCTCATAGACGACAATTAGGAAGTGTTCTAGGAGATATTCATGCACATTATGTATTAGATACGGCAGCAACTGCTGGTCAAGAGATTATATTTACAGGTAAATATACTTGGCTTAAAGTTGGTGATACAATACCTGCTGATGCTTCATGGACAGATTTTGGAACAATGACATTAACAGTACCAGTTGGAGGCTATCCTCAATGGTATTATGGTTTATTTGGTTTTGCAACTGAGATTAATCCCCCTGCTGATGAAGGATATGGTGGTATGCTATTAATAAAGATTACAAGAGGTAATGGTAGTTATGGTGGAGAGATAGGTATATTAGATACTGATGCTCACAGTAGAATGGATAAATTTGGCAGTATTAATCGCTTTACAGATATATAATGGCTAAAACTAGATTTGGAGATATATTGAGAATTAAAAGTAATGGGTTTATAGACTATAATGATTTAGCAACTCAAAGTGTCCCTATTGCTTATACTTCTGGTACTATTAAAATAACAAATGATGGGTTAGGAGCCTATACTCAAGATACATATAAACCAAAAGGTAGTTCACCTTTATGGAAAACAGATGTAAATCAGTTTGATTTTTCAAGTTTAGATATTGGAAATGAAGCAATGGTTCGTATAGATGTTGAAGTAGAGACGACTGTAAGTAATCAAGAGGTTTGTTTTGATATGGTATTTGGAATTGGAGAGTCAGAATATTCTTTAAATGTAGAAACGGTATCATATAAAACTGCCGGTTGGCATAAAATTGTAAGAGCTTGTCATTTTTACATTGGCAATACCATAACAAAGAATAACCCGGCAGAACTTAGATTTCATTCTGATGGTGATGATAATGCAAATATTAAAGTAAATGGATTTTATATAAGTGTATTAAGAAGATTGTAATAAATATTTTGTATATTTGTATAAATATAATTGCTATGGAAATAATCTTAGAAGAAGTAGAAAAACAAGCTTCAATAAACTTAAAAAAAGAGGAAATAAAACTTCGTAGAAAAAATGAAGATTTAATTTTCATATCATTTTCAGAACTTTCTGAAGAAGATCAAAAACTAGTCAGTCAAATATTTAATTTAATTAATAAACTTAATAAGAGTAAGGGGGTTTAAAATGGTGAATTTGGTCATATCTTTAGTAACAGTAATTGTTGGAATTGTTGGTGTTTATTGGAAACTTGTATTAAAAATACAAGCTTTACGTATACAATTTAATACATTAAAAGAAGAATTTGATGAACATAAAAAACAAACTCCAATATGTTTAAAAAATTTTGAAGATATGAATAAAAGCATAGCTCTTCTTCAAACTGAAGAGCGTATTAAAGAGCAGTATCAGACACAAATAATAAAAGATTTACTAGCTCCTATGATAAAAGATATTACAGCTACACTTTCAGAATATGTAGATATTAAAACAGGTGTTATTACTAGAGAGGTAGAATATTTGAAGACTGAAAATGTAGAATTTAAAAAAGATATAAAAGAACTTTTTATTGATTTTAAAGAACATACAGAAAAAATGATTGACAGATTAGTTGATAAAAAATCTAAATCGTAAATTATGAAAAATTCACAATTAATATTATCTACTTTTACGGATAATCATACACATGTCTTTGATGAGAAGTGTGTTGCTGATGGGTATATAGGACATCCATTATTACAAAAACTTGTGAATACTTATCCTAAAACAGTCACTTGGATTTTAGATAAAATTATACCTTCTAAAAAAGATACTTTAAGTAAGTATGCTTCTTTTACAAGGAGTGTCAATCGTACTATGTTACAAAACTTAAATGAGTTAAAGAAACTTTATCCTAAAAACACAAGTTTTGCTGTTCTTGCTATTAATATGCATTACATGAAAGCAGGTAAAGTTGAAAAACCTTTTGCTAAGCAGATGCAAGAATTAATAGGTTTAAAACAAGCAGGGGAACCTATTTTAATTTATTACCATGCTGTACCAGATGATCCAGAATGCATGTCTTTATTAGACAAATATAAAGATAAGATTGAAGGTATTAAAATTTACCCTTTAATGGGATATTTCCCTTATGATAAGTGTATGTTTGAGGTTTATCAAATTTGTTCGGATTTAAACCTTCCTGTAATATCTCATACAGCACCTGTAAACCCTACACATTATAGAGATGAAAATGATATCCACCAACGTTTAGAAAATTCTGTAATAACTTTAATGCCAGATACAAAAACTCAAGCAGAATTGTGTGCTAATTTTTCACACCCTTTGAATTTACGATATACAGCAAAACAATTTCTAAAAGTTAATTTTTGTGCTGCCCATTTAGGTGGTAAGGATGAAATACAAAAGTTTATAGATAATAATGAAATAGATTATATCATAGGTAAACGTAGATTAGGTACTAAAAAATTACATGATTTATCTTGGACTTACCACATCTTACAAGCTTGTATAGATTTACCTAATTTTTATACTGACACTAGTTTTTCTATTTCTAATCCAGAATATTATAATTTAATATCTAAATTATTAGATATACCAATCTTACAAAATAAGATTCTTTTTGGTTCAGATTATTACATGAATAAAACTGTAGCAACTCAAGACGCTTATTATAGAAATTTTAAAAGTGCAATTGGTATTTTTAAATTTAGTAAAATTTCAAGAGAAAACCTACTTAAATTCTACAAAATATGAAAAGAGTACAAGTTTCAAAAAACTTTTATTTAGATGAGTATTTTGATAAAGACACTTATAAAAAATACGAAGCTTCTGGAGAACTTTGGAAATTATGTTTAAAATTAGATACAAACATAGTTGAAGGTGTTCAACTGTTACGTGATAAATTGGGTGTTTCTTTAACAATTAACAATTGGCATTCTGGTGGGGTAAGAGAATGGTCTGGTTACAGACCTAAAGGTACACCTTATTATTCAGAAAATTCAATGCATTCTATTTGTAGAGCTGTAGATATTGTCTGTTCAATACCTGCAGAAGATGTTAGAACTTTTATCAGAACAAATTGGAATGATTTTAAAAAATACTTTAAAAGAACAGAAGCTAATACTTCTTGGGTACATTTAGATAGTGGTTTTGTATTAGATTATTCTAAATTAACTTACGTTAACCCTTGATTTTAAGAAAAAATCTAGTATCTTTACATTAAAATAATAATAAATATGAATAGTTTACAAATGGTTTTAGAAGTTACGTATGTAACAAATGGTTTAACACCCACTGCAGTAGAGGGTGTTGATTTCTTTTTTAGAAATTATACTTTAAAAGGTTTAATAACTTATACATTGCCTTTAGGAGCAGTTCCTGCAGAATGGAATGTTCATTATACAGTTATAAACCCTTCTAATCAATATATTACATATCCTGTAACAACTTGTGATGTTGCTCCAAATGCAATACAATTCACTCCAACAGAATTAGGTAATTATACAGTTCAATGTACAATTGAAGATACAAATACAGGTAATATGTATGAAGAGTCTCTTACAGTTGGGTGTTGGAATTTTTTGACATCAGAGTTAACAGCATGTGGTAGTTTCATTATTACTAATAATTCTCCAGTAGATGTTTCTATTTCTGTAGATGGTATTGATGATAGTGTTGTTATAACTGACCAAAATATCCCTACCACAGAATCTTATACTTTAGAAGTTACTGACCCTTTAATTTATTTTTTAACAGCTACTTATATACCTGTAGGGGAAATTGATGAGGTAGAAGAAGTATATGTATTAAATAACTATTGTGCTGTTAATGATTGTATCAGTTCTTATATCCTTGATGTAGTTTGTGAAGATACTAGAGAATGTAAAGAGTGCCCTTCAGAAACAGATTTAAATCAGTTGTTGTTATTAGTGTATACTTATACTATGAAGTTAAATGAAGAGTACGGTATCAGTAATTTTTACACAACTTTAAATCAATCTCAATTGCAAGATTTTACAACTATACAATCTGTAATGGATAGGTTAGTTAAATTTTGTAATCGCCGCAATTGTGCGGGGGTTAGTAATAATAATCCAGGGTATAGTTGGTCAAATTCAGGTTGTACATCATGCAATTAACAGGTTTAAGAGCACCTTCAAAGTACAAGGCTACTTTAGTTGGGAAAGATAAGTTATTTTATAAAGGTTGGGGTGTTATTGAAAATAAAGTCACCACACTATCTGATTTAGCTAAAACTTACACATCAAATGGTGTAGCTGATAAAGCTTTATATTATTTTAAAGCAGCTAATATGTATTTTTATTATCTTCACTTATTAATTTGTATTAAAGAAGAGTGTGATACGTATGGTTATACAATAGATAGTGAAGAAATTATAGAGAAGTATAAATTAACATGTGTTGAAGAAAATCTTGTTTGTCTTAGTAAATATTACGGAACAGATTACACAACAACTTATAACAACCTTGTAACAGCTATTTTTTCTACAGATTTAGTAGTAACTCCTACATATTTTACAATTTTTGATGATTGGTATGTACCTACAATTGGAGATATGGCTGAAATTTATACAAATTTAATGTTAATTGGTAACCCTGGACAATATGATTTACAAGGTGTTTATGGTACTTGTACAGCTGTCCAAAGTATTGGAGACCATAATGTAGTAGCTTTAGATGCAGCTATTGGTGTTGCAGGACAAAACCGTGCACGTACTTTACCCTTACTTACAATTCCTGTTAGACAATTTAAATCTCCTGATTATTCAATAGGAGATGTTGGTCCAGCAGGTGGTTATATTTATTCTGTCAGTAATGCAGATGTTTGTTATGAAGCTTTAGATGTTACTCATGTAGTTGAATTACCTTTTGGTTTAGATGGTGTTTTTGTAAACCCAATTTATCAAAGTGTAGGTGAAGGTCTCCAAGCTCAAGCTGATTTATTGTTATTAATGGAACCTTTAGAGGATTATCACAACTCTACAGTTAATATTTCTAGAAAAGAATATTTAGTTTAATTATACGTTAAAACATATAAAATAGGAGTTTAACCCTATTTTATATGTGATAGCATATAATATTAATCATTATCTAAACTTTGCCAATTTTTATTAAGATTAATATATTCAATACACTTTAGTACAATTTCTTTAGCTTCTTCTTTTGTTCTGTATTGTAAGATTTTTGCAATGTGCTGAGCAAAATTATCTGATGAGATGTTTTTATACTCCCAACCACATTGGCAAGGAGTGTCCCAACATTTAGGACAGTCTGACAAGCTCATAATCACAACTTAATAAAACCGTTATTAATCATCTCATAAGGTATAGAAAAGTCTCCTGTTAACCTTTGTTTTTTAAAATCGTCATAGATTTCTCCAATACTTTTAAGAAGTCTTGTTGATGTTCTATGTTTCTTTCTCCAAGAGTAATAATCTAATTCATAAACAAAAGGTTGTTCAACATTCTGAAAAGAGCTTACTATAAATTTAAAAGGTAAGATAGTATAAGTTGGATAAAATTGTTTTGCCCAATACACCATACCTATAGTATAAAGTTCACCTTGTAAATCGTATCTATATTTCATAACATTGTTATTAAAATAGATTGCTTTTTCTTCCATAGTTTTATAATCTGCAGGTTGAATAGTTCTAGTTACATGGTCCACTTGTACTTGATCCAACATCACTTTAAATAAATCTTCTTCATGTTTAAATGAAAAAGCTAATTGATAATGATTTACTAATTGATTAGGGACTTCTGTAAAATATTTAGCTGTATAACAATTACTCTTGACAAATGCAATCATATTCTTAATAGCAGCATCATCTTCTTGACTTAAACAAATCTTATCTTTTTGAGCTACACTTTCTATAATATACGCATTTAAATCAGGTGTAAGTTTAGCTAATCGTTTAACAGGGTCTTTTATATTACTCCATAAATTTAAAGTCTCAGATGCTTGTAAAAATATCTCCTCTGTTATAGGTTCTTGTGTTCGTTTAGCAAAATCAATTAAATAATTTGCTAAAGTTAAAGCAGATTCAGTTGGTACAGCAACTCTTGAAATGTAAAACTGTTGGTTATAAGCTTCTATACCATCATAAAGTAGAACATCAGCTGCACTCCCTTTTGAGAGTGCATTAGATGTTGTTGTATCATCTTTAAGCATATTTGCAGGGTCTGCATCAAATGCTTTTAAACGACTTGTATTTAAAGCGGGAGAGTTAAAATATTCTTCCCGATTTTTAAAAATCTTTTCTATCATATATATATTTTAATTCGTTTTGGTACTCTTTGTTTTTTAAAATTCGAGGGTCTTTTTCCTCGGTTATTATGAAAACAAGTTTTCTTTCTTCTGAACTGCTGACAGGAATAAATTTAGGAACAGGTGGTTGAGTAATAAATAAAATATTATCATCAGGTATCAACTGTTTACTTTTTCCTCTATCTCCTGTAAGACAATCTTGAAAAGCTTTTATGTAAGGGTAACTTCTATTATCACAATCCCATAAATTGTGACTAGAACTTTCTCTGATTGTATCATGTATCTCACAAAAAATACAAATTGGAAATTTTGTAATAGGTTGAAGTTGTTCTACATAAGGTTTTAAATTTTCTTTTATTGCAGATAATAATTTACCTCTTTGATGTTTTCCTATTTCTTGATTATATATTTTTTGACCATTGATAGTAACATTTTTAGGTGTACCTGCAGATTTAGGATTAGCTACAACACGTTCTCCTGTTTCTAAATTGGTTAAGAATTTTTTATTATGTAACATAGGATACAATCTGTAGTCGTATTTAGTCCTATCTAAATATTTTTTTGCCTTAGGTGGTTTTTTCCCATATTCATAATATCTTATTCTTCTTGCTTTAGAGATATTAACTTCTCTAATGTATTGTGGTATTTCTATAGTTTGCATATTATATTTTTATAATACACAGTTAATGAAGAAGCGTCTTAATAGCTTCGAGCATTTTGACAGGTCCTTTAAGTGCTAGATAATCAGCAGGGTCTTTAGCTCCAAAGTTTTTTGTTTTAAAACGTCCATTAGTTAGAAATAAAGGTTTAATTTTATATAATTTTTTCATCTTATTAGATGTTCGTATTCCTGTTAAGTCAAAATCATATAACGTATGTATAGTTTCAAATCGAGAACTTAATTCTTCATATAATTTGACATCTATAATTTGTGTTTCTGATTGAGGAGCTATAGCAGGGATATTAAAATTATACAATACCATAATATCTTTTAATGCTTTTGTTATTATTAATGTTTTTCCTGTTTGAGGTAATTGTTTTAGCCCTTGCACTACATTTGTATTGCATAAAAATCTTGCATTTTTTCTCTTTGGAAAATAAATTTTAAATTTATCTTCTTCAAATATATAAATATATGCAGGATCGTTTTTACTGTTTGTATAATGTAATTTACTATTTAACCAAATAAGGTTAATAGGGTATACATTGTAGTATTGTAAAAGCTCTTGGCTAATGTAAAATTTATTCCAATATTCTAAATCTTGTTTATCCCATTTCCGTGTTTGGTAATTAATAACTGATTTAGTTTGTATTAACTTTGTTATTGCTACTTTTTTGAAAGCTTTTTCATTTTCGTAATCAAGTAGTTCAAAGTCGTTTGCGATAATTAGTAAAGCTTCTTTAAAAGAAACGCTGTACATAAATTGAACTAATGCAAAACAGTTTCCTGAAAAGTGCCCAGAGAAATCTTTCATATGTAAATTTCCTGCATTAGTAATAAAGAATTTACATGTGGGATTTTTATCTATTCGTAAAGGTGAGCAAAAAGGTTTATTTAAGTCTACCTCTATACCAAGGTAAAAAGAGAAGATTTCCTCTTCGGAAACCCTCTCTTGTATCCACTTGTAAGTTATATCAGGTATAAACTTAAACATCTCTAAAATGGTAAATCGTCCATTGCAGGTTGAGGTGGTATTCCAGCTAAATTAAACGCTTGCTCAGGTGCTGAGTTTGTGCTTAAATTAACTGCTGGTGTTTGTGATACAGGCATTGGAATAGTTCTCTCATAGAAAAGCCCTGTTTTAGGATTTACTTTTAGATTCAACCGTAATACCCTATTTGGAGTTTTATCTGTTACAATAAAATCAGGGAATAGTGGGAATGTGTTCATATCCTTATTATTCAATACGATTTTTAATTTGCACGGATAATTTAATGCAAATTTTGTAAGAGCTTTCATAATATTAGTTCCAAACTCTACCCAATTTTTACCTTGTACTTTTAACACAACATCTTCATCCATATAAGCTGCTAAAATGTGTTTTATTTGTGCAATTGTTCTTTTAACAGTGTCTACTGAATAATATTGGTCAGTATCATTAAAAGTATTTTCCCAAATAATAAAAGTAAAATCTCCTTGATTAGAAGGGTCTGTACCTTTAAATATTAGACTTAAATCTTTTGTAGGATTACCATCTTTATCTTTTCTAAATTCTACATTTGATAACACAGCTGCGATATTCACACCTGCAGTTAAAGGTTTGTAACCTGAACTTTCTGCATCTACGTCTTGTAAATTAAACATAATTTTAAATTTTTAAATTGTTACTATTTTAAATATATTTGACTCCAATCAATGGTTAAATTTTCATTTTCATCAGATTCAATTATGCAAAACTCTTTGTTTTTTAAATGTAAACAACGAGAACCACATACAACATCTTCTGAGGTTGTGAAATTTAATATTGTTTTGTTGTCTTTTCTGTACAGATATGCGATTGCATCTACATCTGCACAAAGTATGTTGGAGATTTTACCTGTTAAATCTAACTCTTTAGATGAAACTTCTTCTCCTTTTTTATCAATTAATTTGTCAGCTAAATGCCCAACAAAAATGATATTGTCTGCTAGACTTTTGATGTAGGTAATTAAATTGAAAAATGCTTGTCTTAAATATAAGTAACCTGCTCCTTTAGGCAACTCTCTAACATCTGTACCTACCCAATTAACTCCCATAGGAGATTGTTTGTAAAGGTCAGCTGCATAAGGTAAACAATATTCTTCTAATTTAGTTACAGTGTCTACAATAATCCCTTTATAAGGTTTATTGGCTTTAAGAATAGCTGTACCAATTTCTGCTATGCAAACTTGTACACTTTTCTTTTCTTGTGACATCATTTTAACGACATCAATTCTAACAGCTTCAACAAAATCTGTACCTCCTGGTTCAAGTGATAATAAAAGCCAACCATGTTTTGTTGTAAGTTCAGCTACAGCTGTTGTTTTACCTGTTTTAGGTTTGGCAAATATTATTAAACTTTGAGGATTTTGTCTTTGTACTGGTGTTACTTTAGTTGGTAATTCCATAATTTATTTTTTAAGGTTAAAACTACATTCTCCTCGTAATCGAAATTCGGTTACAAGTTCATAGAATATTTCTTTGGACATCTCTTCAAAATCAAAACGATGAAGATTATTCCACATTGGTATTGTTAAATCAGACTCTCCTGATCGTTGTTTTAATAATTCAAAATAAGCCATTTGCATATAGTTATCAGGCCCCATTTTAACCTTTACAGGGTAATTTTGAGATGTGTAAGATGTGATACCTAATTTTGCAGGGATATGATTTATTATTATGTAGTCACAACAGTGTTCTCAGTTTTGTTATCTCTAAGGCTCTTTATCCCTAGATTCTGCAATTTCATTTCATTATAGTTGCAGCTCAGACTATATCATCATCTTACGGACTGTAAGATGTCGGATGTTCGTGGATATGTTATATTCTAATAAGAGGACTCTCTCCGGTGAGTAATTTAAGCTTGAGTACGTGAATACAGAGCTCCTATTTAGTAGTTTCAATATCTAGTCGTTGAACCCGCCAAGAGCATTTAACTCTTGGATAGGCTGCTGATTATCTATCTCTAGGTTTTCCAGCAATTTATCCGATTTAACGAGTACTTAATTTGTACAAATACTCGAGGCTCCAAACAAGTCTGAACAAGATGGACGATGTAAATCTGAAACTTTAATTCTTTCTTTATCTCTAATATCTCTATTCATTTGAGATAAAACAATTCCGATAGAATTTCCACCATCAGCTACAATCTTTTTCTTAAATTGTATTAAACTGTACATCAATTCATCTATTCTTTCTTTTTCTGAAGAACCTTGTCTACCTTTAGTTAAAAGAGCATGGTCAATTTCATATACAAGAACTTTATTGTAAGGTTTACATTCTGTTTCATAGTAATGCCACAAACTATCAACAATAGTTTGAGCTGTACCTGGAACTTCAATAAACCATACATTATCTTTTTCTGACATTTTCTTATAATGTTTTTTTAACTCCTCATAATCTTGTTCACTTAAAGGTTCATCAACAGAGTAAAGTTTTTTTAAACTTATATTTGCTTCAGTTACAATTGCTCTTGCCACCTCTTGATGAGATAACATTTCAAAATTGAAAATGTACTGGTTAAAATCTACATCTTTGTTTAATTCACATAAAGATTCTCTTATGCATTTTGCAATAGTAGATTTACCTGCACCAGAAAGTGCTGATATACAAGTTATCGTATTAAGCTCTACTCCACCCATAAGGTAGCTGTTTAATCTTGTAAACTTTGTTTCAAGTGATTTAATTAAACCTAATTTTCTATCTGTAACATATTTAAAATTTTGTACAGTTGCATCTCTTATAGAGACTTTAGGTGAAATTATATTAACCGAGCTTGACATCTGAAATACTTTTAGGATTAAATTTTGAACGTTGGTCTCTGATAAATAGCCAATACCTAGAAGCTACAAATTGCTTTAAACCAACTGGTAACATATTGTTTTTTACAGCCCATTGTAAATCATCAAGAACCTTTTCATGTTCTTCAGATTTTTTACCGATAGCTTTTAAATAATCTTTTGCAATTTCTTCAGCAGAAGCTGTTTTTGCAAAGAATTCAAAATTATCTTTTACAATTCTGTAGGGATATGCTTCCCACAATTGGGATGGCAAACCTGTCACTTGAAGTACAAACTTTTTCAAGTATTTAGGATTGATTTCAAAAGAGTCATAATACAACTGCCCTTTTACATTATAATCAATAATAATTTCTCTTTTAAGTAAATCTTCAAGCTCTTCATGCGAAAGTGGACAAAGTGTTTGATATTCAAGTGCCATCGCAGCACTATATCGTGTCCATTCCGAATCTGTTAGAGAATAATCTCTTGCTAACATTTTTATAAACATTAATTGTTTAGGTGTTAGTTTCAATTCTCTTAACAGTGTTAAATCTTCTTTTACAGTAAATAACATAGTCAATATGTGTTAAATGAATAATAAATACTATAAAAGAGTTTTGTTCGTACAAAGTTGACATTACATTTCTGTATTCCTGTCTTTCAAGATAGTTTGTAACATATCTTTAAGTTCTTGAAAATCGTCAACCCAATAAACATCAGCTTCACAGTCTTTCTGACATTTTCTTAATTTTTGTTCATCTCTAGAATTTGGTACACTCCAATCTGGCACATACAAGTTTATATAAACTTTAGGGATAGGTTTACCATCTCTTAAAGAGATTCTTCCTATTCTTCCTCTTTTTTGTGTGTGTGTTGCAGGGTTTTCTGAACGTGACCCGTCAATACCTAGTTGAACATCAGGTACATCTACACCCTGGTCTAATGCTTTTGCAGATAAAAGTACTCTTACTTTTCCTTCAACAAAATCTTTTAAATTTTGTTTTGCTAAAGTTGAACCAGATGTTGATTTAAACTCTGACCATGTTATTATAATTGTAGGTGATTTCTTTAATTTATACGGGATGTTTTTACTATTTAATTTTCGCTTAAATTTTTCAGCAGCAAGTATAGTTTTAAAAACTTTAGATTTTTCAATCGGTATAAGTTTTGATTCCATATTTGAGTGGTAAGCGACAGCTGTATCCCCTAATTGTTTTTGTAATTCATCTACAAATTGTGTGGATTGAGAAAAAGTGATTGTACGTACATTAAACTCTTTTATAAGTTCAATAGCGACTCCAATCTTATGCTGAGTATTATCAAGAAAGTCTTTCCTTTTTCTTATTAAACGCAACCCATTTGTTGCCCATTTAATAACTTCAGGTGGCTCTATTCCTAATATTAAAGCATATCTTGCAGCGTTTCTCCTATCCATACAAGATAACATATTGTTAAAATCCCCAAATCTAGACATATAATATCTAATTTGTTTTCCTAAATTAACTTGTTCATTAGCCTCTTTTGGGGTTATTGGTACGGCTAAGTTAAACTGAATAAAATCAGAGACCCAACCATTTAATATTGCTTCTTTTTGTGTGACTGTATCACAAATAGGAGCATAGTGTTCTAATAAAGCATGTTTACCATCTAATCTCTCTAGAGTAGCTGTTAAACATAATAACCAAGAATATGTAACTTTTCTGAACACTTGAGAAAAGACAGGGGCAGCGTATAAATGAACTTCCGTATACCTAATATCTTTCAATATTAGCCCGACTATATCTTAATTTTATTTTGTTATATAATATACTTTTAAAACAGGAGTTTTGTTTTGCAAACAATTTTTTAATTGTTTAGCATTTAAATTCAAAAACTCTTTTGCTTCTTTATAATTTTTTAATATTTTACACGTCTTATTTGTTCTTAAAGATTTTAATAAAATAGTATTAGAACTATTTTTAGCTTCTTTTAAATCAGTCAGGCACATGCTCCAGTAGTAGTTATGCCACAAAGTTTTATTTTTAACAGCATTATCAAGACCATCACCATTAGACCTAGCATTTTTTAACATTTTGTTTAAAACACTGGCTTTTGTGGGAAAAATTTGAATAAGTTTTTTTGTTTTATTATAACAATAGTACTTATTAGAATAACACCTTTCAAAAGTTTTTTTATTTGTATAATTTTTATAATTTTCACTATTATAATAATCTAAAGTAACCCAAGAATAACCATAAGCAGTTCTTCTTTTTTTATTTAAAATATTACTGATAGAGGTGTGATGTTTTATTGACAAGCTCTCTGCAGCTTCTGTTATAGAATTGTATATCTTAATTAAATTAAGTTTTTTATCTAATTGTACAACAGATATTTTGTGAGCATCTATACTAGCTTGTAGTCCTGTAACATTTCTTCTGTTCTTTAACATCACTCCTTCTCCACCTTCTTGTATATTTAATAGTGAAAAACCCCAAGTCTTAAACTGAGAAATCCAATATTTTTCAGTTAGACTCCATACATCTTCTTCTACAGTTTCTAATAATCTGATAAGTATTTGATTATTATTTTTAAGATTTTTATACATCCATTTTGAAACTTTTGTAGACTTATTATGCAAAGCATTATACTTATGTTGTGCAAACCTTATTTGTAAATTATTAACAGTAACTCCTACATAACGAATGTTATTAGGTTCTACATTTGAACTTAGTGTGTAAATATTATATAACATATTTTTGTATTAAACAACACAAAGATACATAAAATTTCTACCATTTCCATTAAAAAGCGTCGGCTTTTTATGTACTTCCTTTCGGAATAGTCTGTGAACCTTACTCTAAAAAGAGTCTTGGCTGCGGATTGTCTAATCTTTTTATTTTTTACTATACTGAGGTAATTATTCTCACCATATTTATATCACTATAAATACTTAGTATAAAAAGCTCTAAAGAGTTTCCCGTCAATTAGATAGATTTAGACTCGACAAAATTTTCACCTATCGAGTATGAGTAAATCAACTTGGTATAATTTACTCTTTAGTGCAACAGTATTAATAACTAATACACTAACATTTTTAAAACCTCCTTTTTTTATATTATTTTCCCACTGCTCTTTTAATGAAGTAGTTGGTACTACAATTAGAACAGTTCCCTTAAAATTCATTTTAGTAAGATCCTTTTTAAAGAATTTTGCTAATACTAGTAAAGCACAAGCACTTTTACCAAAGCCAGTAGCCATTTGTAAAGTACCTCTACCTCTTGTTTTAACCCATCGTACAACAGCTCTTAATTGTCTTCTATATCTTAGAATATCAAAATTAGGATGGGTTGTGTCAAAACCAATCATAGTCTTCATCAGACTAATTTTTTAAATTTTGAAACTAATCTAAAAGTCAATTTTAATAATCTGTTTTGCTCTTCTGATTTTTCATCATAAGTTTGTAACATTTCTTCTGTTGATTTATTAGGTTTAGGTATTTCATCTATACTGTAATAGACAGGAATACCTGCTTCATTAGCTTTTTTAACTTCTAAATCAGCACCTTTAGACTTTCCTGGTAATCTTAGAAGACCATCACAACAAATTAACCATTGTAAATCCCATTCCATCCACTGTTCCCAAGACATTGGGTGGACTAAGTGTTGAAAACCACTCCAAAGAGGGGCAAATGGGGTATAGCCTTTGTCAATTAATAATTTAAAAGTGTCTAATTGTATACGGATATTTTCTAAATTGTCTCCGTTTGTATAGGGAGAGGCGATGTATATTCGTTTCTTCATACATATAAAGTTTTTGGAGAGCAACCTAAGTAATAATTTATTCTTAATTTACGTCTCATAGGTTTACTTAATTTATATTCTTTAGAAATATTTTCTAAAATTTCATCAGCAAGTGCATCTGTTATCTCATATTTCATAAAATCTATAACTTTTTCGCCCCTTTCATTTATAGTAGCATTTTCTACTAATTCATCAAAGTCTGCTGAAGGTGTTGCTTTTGCATAAGCTTCTTTATAAGCAGCTAATAAAGCGTCTTCAAATGTTGGTTTTTTCATAAGTTTTTGATTAAGGTAAAAATTACCTTGAGTATTTTACTACTCAAGGTAAGATTGATTAAAAAACAATAAAATTTACACGGGTACATCTTAACTCATGGTCGCATAGAGATGTTTGATACTCTAATTCAACAAAGCCTGAAGCTCTGTTTCCTTTATTAGTTTCATGATGAAATCCGTTTCTTTTCTTTTGTGTTTCTTGTTTTGCAGCGATATTTTGTACATACCATTTTGCGTGTTGTTTTATTTGTCCTGTTCTTGTTAAGAATTCATGTCTCACAGGGTGTATAAAACCATCATGGATATGTTCAGTAATCCACACATCTGCAGAAGGGTAACTAGCTTTAGCTAAGTCAATAGATAAACTACCTTTTGACCTTGTACCTCCTGCAAAAGGGCTGTGCGAGAAATGGACGGCAGAAGTTGCAACAAACTTTTTACCTACACCATGTTCTGCTGATAAGATGATGTAACCAGAATATTCATGAACAGGGACATCAACACCACAAATTAAACCTAAAAGGTCTAAATTATGTCTTCTGATAATTGAATTATCATGATTTCCTCTATTCCAAGAAATTATTCTATCTTTAAAAGGTAAAACAACTTCTTCTCGTACATCTCTAATAACTCTGTTAGCATAATCTGTATGATTATAAATGTCTAATGTAGAAGATTTAGTTCCTCTTTTATCATTTACAAACTGCATTACATCTAAAGAGTCTCCTCCAATAACAATGTACACATCAGGGTTTTCTTTTAAGTATTTTTTGACTTTACTCCACTCAGAGTATTCTGAGTCTTTATGCAAATCGGATATCCAAACTATTTTAAAATTAGGTGTAGGAATTTTGCAGTGTAAGACTTCATGAGATAATCGTGTTATTTCCATAAGCATTAGTTTTGATTAAAGTCTACAAATATAAGACTTTTTTATTGAATATCAACACTTTTGATATTTTTTATATGTGTAATACATACAAAGTTATTCTAATACTTTTTCAATTAAGGATTGTAAATCTAAAATTTCCCGTTTGTAATTAGGGATACTTGAAAGTGTATTTTTTACTGCTTTTTTTGCATAATAAACGGAAGATCTATCTTGATGACAAACTTCATAAGCAACTTTTACAGGTGGTAGACCAGTATACTTATCACAAAAGTATACAATTATCATACGTCTATCAGAAAAAGGTTGTTTTCTAGTTTTTAAAAATAAATCTTTTCGTTGTATATTCCAATAATCACAACAAATTTTAACAATTTGTTCTATTTTAGAATAATTTTTTTCAATTTTTAAAAAGTTAATACTGTTCTGATTAAGAAAATTTTCAATATAATGTTGATTATTTTCATCAGATATTGTTATATTGTAGATAATATTCCTCATTATATTGTTTTTAAAGTTTTAAACTGTTTCAGCTTTTTCGTCATTAAATCTGTCAATAATCTTATACCATTCATTTTTATCACATTCATCTCCTAAAGAGTCAAATAATCTTTCATGTTCTAATATTTCATCCACTAACTTTTGTTTACTGTGTAAATCTAAAATTTCCCAATTATTAAATATCTCAGTTACAGTGTGCGACACCATATAAGTTCTTCGCCCAAGTGAATATCTAAACATACACATTAAAGCTAACCAAGGGTCGTTGAGTGTTATTTTACTTCTATCCATAGTCTATTCTTTTTCATTATAAGCATCTTTATACCATATAGCCATACTTATAACTTTAGTTATAAGTTCTTTCTTAGAATTTTTAGCTATTTCTATTATATAATCTTCAGAAACTTCATCAGAAGCCAGTTCTAAAATTGCATCTATTAATACACTTCTTGTAGAAATATTTACTATTTTTCCACTACCATCACATTTTTCACAAATATAAGGGTTTGGTGGTACACTTCTATCTGTACCATCTGTACCTGTTCCTAAACAATTTGGACAGTTTATCATTTCAATCATAATTTTAATCTTTTTCTAAATATTTGCGTGCTTGTTTATAAACTGTGAAAAAGTTATCTTTTTCTTTTTCAGTTAAATCTAATAACCTATCACCTACTGTAACTAAATCGTAGTTATCATCTTTATCTATTTCTAGATAAGCTACTACTAAACAGTTTTCTTTATTTTCAAAACAAGAATAATGAATAATATGTGAATCAGAAGATAACCCTCCATTTTCCAGTAGTGTGTACTTACCACCAGATAATATCTCTTCTCTTTTACCATAATAAGTATTAGGGTACCAAACTATAAATTCATAGTAATAGTTGTTATGTCGAAAAGATATAGAACCTTCTCTTATCTCTTTGTGGATTATAGTTTTCATAATTTTATCTTTTAAAATTCCATGTGTATATATCACTACATTTTTCTTCACAAGTGTGTTTAGGTAAGTGCATGTCAACATACTCACCCTCCCACTGCTCATTTAATATTGACATAGCTTCAGAACAAAGACTCATACCATCTAGTTGATTTCCACCAAAAGTGGATTCATGTTTGAATGGTACTTTATCTGTGTATCTTTGTTCAAATTTTGCTGCAACCCATCTCCAAGAACCTTCACACTTTTCTCTTAAATATTTTATATAAAGAGCTTGAAATTTAGTTAAGTTTCTCATAGTTTTATCTTTTTAAGTAAATATTCTGTTGATTTAGATTTTCCTAAAAGGTTTGTCCCTTTAAAAAGGAAATACTTTCTATCTTTTACATATAATTTATAAAGCCCATGTTTTTCAAAAATATTTATTTGGTAACGATAAGAACCTCTTTTTACAGGTATTGGATGGGACAGCTTTAAATTTAATTTTAAACCTAACATTGCAAAATCAAAACATATCATACCATAAACACCTGTAAATAATGTTATAGTTCTGTTAAGCTTTTTAAAAGATTCTTTTAGAATTATATCGGATAATATTTTATCTAGAGTACTGTGAGAGAGTTTCTTATATTTTATAATATCACTTTTCAATTCCATAATTTTAATCTTGTATTGTTAATACTTCTATTAAAGAATCTAATCTTTCAATAGTGTTAAATGTTCCTAAATAAATCGTTACCTCTCCTTGCGTAAGCCAGACAGATTCATTAGAATAAACCTCTAATGTAATTTCTTCAGATAAGTTTTTTGTGTAGATGTTGCAATAATCTAATTCTATTTCCGTAAAACCTCTGTCTATTAATTGTTTGTAGCTCATTTCCATATTAATCTATTATTAGGTAGTCATATTGCATAAATAAAACCCTATTTAAGAACTCTTCTATATAAAGACCTTCCTTTGTATGTGGGATGTTTAAAACTTTCTTAAAATCAATTATAATAAGCCCTAAAGCATTCCTTTTAAAAGAACTTTCAAAAGCTTTTAACATATTAATCCCATCAGCTTCTTTATCTAATTGTTGTTTAGATAAATAAAGGAGAGTTTTGTTCTCTCCTTTATTAATTATTGTTGTAAACATAAGTTTAATTTTCTAATTTAAAATAAATTCCACACTCATTACATAAAATATCAATTATAGGTAAGTTTAATTTACTATAATCATAATTGAAATGAAAATTTTCTTTGTTTCCACATTCAGGACAAACAGTTTCTTCTTCTTCTATAAAATTTCCCATTGATAAATAGAATTTAATGTCTTAAATGTATTTTCAGACAATATTTCTGTTACTACAGAAGTGCCAAAAGAACCTATCCAAAAACTTTCTCCTATTACAGGTTCTCTAAAGTATTCTGAGAAAGTTTCTTTTATTATAGTATAACCTTCTTCAATATTATTAGGATGGTAGGCATCTTCTAACTCTTTTAATTTTGTTATTTTTACTTTCATAATTTAAATTTTAAGGTTATAACTTGAATTACCGTAAATAATATAAGGTTAAAACCTTATTTAATCCCATTCACTTATAGTTAAGTCTCTATTTTCTAATCCACACGCTACAGCTAATTCTATATCATGAGGATAAGTTATAAATTCTCCTTCAATCAGCAAACCTGTATTACACATCAAAGCATCATAAAACTTTTCTTCACTGAAACCTTCAACTCTTTTACAAGTTTTTAAAATGGCTGTAATTTCTGTATGGACAAAACCTTGTTCATGTTTTCTTGGATACGTTGTTACGAAATCGTCAGCAAGAGTATATTTATTCTTTTTTGTCATGAGTTTAAAAATTTTTGTGTGATTAATATTTCAATTGTATTATACGACAAAGGTCTGTAAGAATCTGCATATAAAGTGTCTACACCAACATCTAAAGCAGCATAATGAGGGTGTTTAAAACTCCCATGACAATGCCCAAATAAATGCCAAGAACCTTTTTCTTTTTTATACCAAGTGCTTAAAGGATAGTGACATAATATTATTTTCTGTTCAACCTCATCTTCATTATCATTTTGCACATTAATTTCTAAAATGTCGTAAAGAGTTTTTTCTTGAAGTTGCTTATCAGGTGTTATTTGATATTTGTCATGATTACCTCTTACATGGTAAATTGTCCCATTAAGTTGAGAAACATATTTTTCCCAAGCAGATTTTCTAGAATGAAAACAAAAATCTCCAAGCATGAAGACTTTTCCATGCTCAGGGACTTTTTGATTCCATCTTTCTATTAAAACTCTGTCCATATCTTCTTTATTTAAAAAATCACGCTCACAAAAAGCTATGATGTTTTCATGATTGAAGTGTAAATCTGAAATAAAGAAAATGTCATTTTTATTAAAAGTGGTTGTTAATTTCATAATTGTTAATTTATTTCTTCTATTAAAATAAACTTAGTCTCACTGTAAACACAATCAAAATACTTACAATCTTTCATTAACATCATTCTGTAAAGATTTCTAGAAATTTTCTCTGTTGCTAAAATGCAATAAGCATCTTGGTCTACATATAAAACTCTTTCTTTTTTTGCAAAATAAATATTATCTGTATTTAATTTTAATGTTTGACTGTAGCTGTAAGTAGTTATAAATAATAAAAAGATTAAAGTTAATTTTTTCATAGCTTATTGTTTATATTTTACTCTATCATCAAATTCTGGCTTGTTTTGTATCATCCAAGATAAAAACATAGCATTACACTGTATGTGTCCTATATGAGACTCTCCAGATTCAGGGTCAGTATCTTCACCTTCCATATAAGCATCTAAATGTCTTTTTAAAGACTCACAAATTTCTGTTACACTTAACCCTTTAGTCCAATTGTATGGAGCATATTTTTTAGCTCCATACTCTAAAACTTTTACCATAGGAGTTAAGGATGATTGAGGTACTAAGCTCCATTTAGCTTTTCCCTCATTAAATCTTAAACCTTTATTATTTTCCATGTTTTCCAAATTCGTTTTCAAACTCTAATTGCTTTTCAATTTCTAATAACAATTCGCTATACTCTAGCTCAGTTATATAACCTTTATTTACCATATAATCTAAAGCATCTAATTGTTCCCAATCATCCATATAGTCTTTGTATCTTTCAAAACTTTCTTTAGAAGTCAACCAACTGTACGTTTCTTCATAATAAGATTCTATATCATCTTCTTCTTCACTTATTATAACTTCCTCTGAAGTCTCTAAAGAAATGTGTTTTGATGTTGGTATGTCTTTTGAACTTTTACTATTATCAGGGGTATAATCATAAATGTCCCAATCAGCATTTACATGCCAATCATAACGACTTGCATAATAATCTTCATAACTACTTTTACTTTTGTAATAAGAATTATAAGCGTCACTAATACCTGTACCATATTTTTTATATGAATACACTGCAGGAGCAGGTTTAGTAAAAGGATACACTTTACACATTGTTTTAGCAATAGCTAAACAAAATTTTAAAGTTGCTTCTACTTCTTCAATTACTACATGTTCAAGGTCTGTATGAGGCTCATAATATCCACAACTCATATTAAAACATGATATGTTTAAATTTACATAAAAAGCATCTGTACCTCCACCAACAACTTCTTTTCTATTATATGTTGTTAGTAATGGTTGTACGTCATGTAAAAATTCATTAGACACTCGATATTGTCCTGAATATTGGCTTGCAAAATCTTCAATACCTTTTCTATCAATACCACCTAAAAAACGGCTGTTATCGAAGAATTTTGTATCAATGTTTTTAGAACCTATACCACCACACTCTTCTTGAGAAAAGAATACTATTTTAACATTCTTTAATTCTTCTAAAAGTCTAAGGCATATATAGACGCCTGCTGTGTCCTTTTGTTATCGTAGAAGCTTTTTATCTCCTACTTCTTATAGTTTCCTATAAGTTCAGCATACATCTTCACCCTTACGGACTGTAAGGGGCTCCTCACTCGTGGGGATATTTTATTCTCTTACGAGGTTCAATCCCTATGCGTTACGGGGTTCATAATTTTTTAAAATTCTGAATTCCCTCGGTGTTAACATAGCTATTTCAAATGATTCTTTTTTTCTATGTAAATAGAAATCTGAATCTTTATAAAAAAAGTTATATAAACTTTTGATGTAAACATTACTTGAAGTTTTTAGATTATAAACATCTTTTGGTGCTTCATAGTATAATTTAACATCTATGTTTAAATTAATTTGTAAATATTTTTGAATTTCAAATAAAAGATTTTTTGTCTTACTTGTTATACAAAAAGTAGATTTAACCCTTGGTAAATTATGTGCAGGTCTGTCATTTCTTTTACAAAGACTTGTACTTATAACTCCATCAGCATCAAAATAACCTCTTATAAAATGTCTCATTAACTCTTTACTTGTAATATTTTTAGGTAAACTTAAATTTTTATAAGTTTTATTCTGTTCATAACCTAGGTTATGTAAAGAACGTACTAAATTTTTATTATCTATACACAAACAACTTTGGGGTTTAGTAATAAATTTTTTATTTCTAATAATCCTTTCACCACCTTGTGTAATATATATTTTTGAATTACATGCAATATTTTTAATAAACCATTCTAAAATGTAATCATCTTCTTTTTTAACAGATACCTTCAAAGAATATCTTATTCTACCTTTATTCTTATCACTATTAAGAGTAATACTTCCATCACCTACAAAAAATCCTAACAGGTATGCTTGTACTTCTGTATTAATATTTTCAAAAAATGTTTCACAAACTTTTTTCATATTTGTATATTTATATTTTATACAAATATACAAATTTTATTTTACTTTAGCGTTAGTCTCCTCCGATTTTGAGAAGTTTTTTACTATAAATTACTTTATAGGGAGACAACACGTCTATCTCCGCCTACACCTACCTGTTTATCTTTATCATCAACAGCAAATAAGCAACCATCTTGTTCAACTAAGTTAAAACCATTTGAATAAGCATGTACTGTATCCATATGACAGCAAAAAGTAGGGTATTGTTTAGCTTTTCCTTTTGTTACCATTATATTTCCATATAAATCTACTTCAGGAGATAAGCCCATATTTTTAAGAGTTTCTATTATATAAAATGCTCTTTTTGTTTCACTTTTGTTATTTGCTGGGTTAGCAAACACATCTTTAATTTCTATCATATTTTTTATTTAAACTGTTAAATTGAATAAGGGTTGGGCTGTTATTTGGTATGAAGGTTCTGGTATTTGCACGGAATATGTTGTGTCAAGTGGTTCCCAAACACTTTCAAGTACTTCTTCTTCATCTTGTTTAACACTAAGAATTTCACAAGGATTACATAATTCACACAAATCTCTTTCACTAATTTCATGTAATGTTCCACAATTAGTACATTCTTGATATAATTCCTTACAATGAGGGCATACATCAATTTGTCCACAATCTGTTTCAAGTTGTATTACATCCTCTTTTGCTACAATTAAGTCACAATGTTCACAATAAATGAAGTTTTCTAAAAAACAGTATTTACACATGCTTATATTTGTTTGATCATACATTGTGTAATTATCTGCATCTTCATTTAAATAATATGTTTCACATTTTTCACAATAAATTGCTGCATCAGAAGTACAATCATCACACATAAAACCATAATTAGACACTCTATGACCATCATTACGATCATAATATTCATCACAGTGATTACAATAATAAATATCCTCTGCCTCAATACAGTTAGAACTACAATAACATCTATCATCCCAAACGTATATAGCATCATCTGCACATATCGAATCTCCACAATGTTCGCAATCCACATAATCCCCATTTTCTCGACAACTACTACAAAAACACTCATCTGTATCTACATGAGACACTCTAATTCTAATAGTGTCTCCACATTCTTTACAAGGAACTTTGATATGTAAACACCCTCCAGTATCTCTTAAAATTTGGTCAGCAGCACTCCCATTACATTTTTCATGTGTTAAAGTCCCATTTTCTATATTGTAAAGATTTACTGAATCTAAATAAGGAGTCCCTTGTTGACCTAAGGAAACTTGTTCTGGAGTTAAAAAGACATAGTAAGGACCTATTTTAGGTGTATTTTGTAATGTTACAGGGTCTATCATGGCAATATAATGTGATGTATCTTGTAATCTGTGATACCAACCATTTTTAACAGCTAAGCTATGTAGTTTTTTCTGTACTGTTAAAGACCCGTAAACTCTATCAAGAAATTTTATCTCTTTATAATCTTCTGCAGTTTTATCTGGAGAATTTTGAAGTGTCCAAAGTAAAGCTCTGTATAAGAGGCATCCTGACTCATCTGTTTGATAAACAACTTCACAAACACCATCAAAAAATGGAGACCGCCTCTTACAAGAGTAGTCACTTTCAGGCCTCATACAAGAATTTTTTAAAATTCCTGCTAAAGCACTTGAAGAGGTTGGTGTATTATAAATTTTATGAACTTCTTTTGTTATTTGTGGTTTAATTACTGTGGTTTTATAAGATTTCAGTAAACTTGTTATTTGGTCAATTAATTCTGTCCTACATTGTTCATACTGTTCAACATACCTTACAAGCTTACTTGAACGTTGATGTTGCATTACGTGATTTATAAAAGTGTTAACCTTAATAACTTGAGCTGTTGTTTTTTTAATTTTTCCTTTATGAGTTATTGATTTTTTATAGTTTAAGCTATAACCTAAAATATCTCCTTGTTTATCTATAGTAAAAAAGTTATGTGTAAATTTAAAACGGTTTGAATTGTGACCTTGATGTTCTAAGCTCCAAATAGTGTCGTTATTATAAGAAGTATACAGACTGAGGCTCATTATAAAATCTTCTTTAGCCTGAAAACTGAAGTATTTTAGACTTTGTATCACCTGTAATAAATCATAAGATACGTAACAACGACTATCATAATTAGAAAATTGTTCAATATAATTTTTCATTTTATTTAGTTTTTAATGTTATTTATTATTTTAATGTATTGAACCATAAGAAGTTCCTGTTTGAATTGAAATTTTAATTGGTACATTTAACTTTAAAAGATTATTTGTATCATTTATTGCTTCTTGTAGTAATTTATAAACTTCTTCTTTTTTTGTTTGAAGTGTATAAAGAAATATTTCATCATGGTATTCTAAAGGTATAATTAAACCCCTCTTAACACAATAAAATATGAACATGTCAAAAACAAAAACACCTGAACTCTGATTTAAAGTTGAAAAAATATCTTTCTTATTTTTTACATATAACCAAAGTTTAGAAATTGGATTAAATAACCATAATTGGTTATTAACTGTCTTTGTAATTACGTTATTCACTGTAAGCTTTACTGCTTTATTTCGTTGCCAGTATATTTTATGCAAATTCTTAGCTTCTTGTAAAGGTATTCGAGCTGTTTCAGCAATTTTTGGAGCCCCTGCACCATAAACACATGCAAAATTAACTTGTTTAGAAGTGCCACGTATTTTTTTAACTTTTTTAAAACGTGTTGTTTCTTCCTCTGTAAACTTATAAGAATTATCTTCTTCATAAGTTTTCTCATACCATTTATAATAGTCTGAATCTACTTCTTGTAAGAGGTTTGCTAATGTTGCAATATCTAAGTGAGCATCAAAACCTGGGACACGCATATCATTCACATAATCTGGGTCAAAAAAATAAATGTAATGTTGTTTTGTAGAGTCTTCTAAAGCAGAAATATCTACACCAAACATTATATAATCTTTATTAGGTATTGTAAGACAATTTCTAATATCTTTTCCATAAGGTTTATCTGCCCCTGGCATATTAGCTATTGGTTTACAGTGTTGCCACCTAAGAGTGTTTGTTAATCCTTGAGCTCTACAATAAATTTTTAAATTGTTATCAGCAGTTTCTAAGAAACCTTCTAAAAATTTCTTTCGATGCTTTAACATGTAATAACTGTCTAACTCCTGTACTACAGGATGTTGTTCAAATAAATCTTGAATAGATGGACAAAGACCTTGTCCAAAAGGTAATGATATTTGAGGAACTTTTTCACCTTTATCATTAATTTTAAAAGTTTGAGGTTCCCAACCTAATGAAAATAACCATGCTTTAAGTTGAGGTACACTATTAGGATTACCGTTTTCATAGATTATTGTTGTACCTTCAGGGAGATTAAGTATTTGGAGTTTTTTCATCCAATTCTCTCCTGCTAAAGATAAATTACCATCTTTCTTATACATTACTTTAGGAGCTTGATAAGAATTTTGCTTTGGTAAAATCTCAGCTAAAGCATTAAATTTAGAATCTATTAAAGGCTCTAGTTTTGAAATACTTTTAATGCATAAATTTAAGTCTAAATGTATACCATTTTCTTCTCTTACTAATAAATTTTGTAATTTAAAACTTAAGTAGTTTAGTATATAATCTGTATTACCTTCATATAATTCACTTAAGTAGGTTGTTAGATGTTCAAATAAGGTCGTATTAATCACAACATCTTGTTCACACCTTTTAACATACTCTTCTACAGATAAGTTTTCCCAATCGGTAACTTTAACTTTCTGAGTGTCAAACTCTAAACCCCAATCTTCAAGACTGTGTTTATCCCTTTCAGGATACATATACCATGAGATTATTAAGGTATCTATTGTTCTTTTTGGATATTCTATTTGTAATATTTTTTTTAGTACTGGTAAATCATAAAGAATAATATTATGACCTACGAATATAACATCTTGTTTAAAGAAGTTTACAATATCTTTGTAATCTGTTAAACTGTTTTTCTCACCTGTTTCTATAACACGGTAGGAAAGACAGTGTATTTTAGACACTTCTTCTAAAAGACTATCTGTTTCTATGTCAAATATAATTCTATTCATAATTTAAAAATTAAAAAAGAGGGGTGAAATACCCCTCTTTTTATTGTTAATCTACACTTTTGCAAACTCTACAGCAGCCCTTTGTTCAACTGCTACCTCATCTAATATCGTATCTCTATTAAGTTTACGACCACTAGACACAGGCATTGGGTTGTAACCCACTACTGCTAAAGCTTGTTCACCCTCTTTAGTTTCAATGTAATTTACATTTACTTCAACCATTTCGTTTTTTTGTGGTATATAGTCTCCGTCTCGTACTGAAGCTGTTAACATAGTCTTTTTTAAAGACTCGTCAATTGCACCTTCTTTCATGTGTGAACGAAACTTTGACAAATGGTATGGTGTACAACCTGCAAAATTTACTATACTAATTTGATGTTTACCTCCTGCAAGTTCTTTATGAACTTTACCAGTTGTTGCTAAATGTAAAACATCATTTGTTACTTTTAAGTGGTATTTTCCTGGAGTAGCCACTAATACTCTCGAAGCCATAATTCTTTTAGCTCCATCAAAATCTACATTTTCCATAATTTTCTTTGTTAATTTCTCTTTTATTCGTAATATTCAAGTGTGTGTGTGTCATGATTTTCATGATTTGTTCGTCTGTGATAAACAGATACCATTTTACTTTGTCTAGCCTCTGCCACTTCAATTTTATGGTTTAGTATACTAAGTTGTCTGTTTAAATTTTCTTCAAAACCTCCTGATTTTTCTATTTGAAAAAGTAAGGATGTTTGTTTAGCTTTCAACTCTCTTAATTGGTCTGCAACTAAGTTAAGAGTTTTCCTACTTCTATAAGTTATACCTACAGATTTAAGACTGTCCAATTGCATCTAATTGGGTATTTAAGTTTTTACGACTTTCTTTTTGATATTTTTTCTTTAGGTTAGCGACTTTATCACTAGCCTGATCTCTATAAATTCTTTCTGGTTCATAAACTCTAGTGTAACCTTTATGATTTACTAGAAAATCTAATTTACCATTAGAACTGTTCCCTAATTGTGTACCAAATGGAATTTTTATATGTCCATTTTCGATATGTAAACCTTTACGTTGCAATTGTCCAATGACAGCAACTTCATCGTGTCTTCTTCCCATGTTTTAAGTTTTAAAAAAAGTGGGTAGTCCTGCTACCCACTTTATTATTTGTTTTTCTTTATAAAAATTAGTCTTCTTTCTCTACTGGAATCTCTAATTTATCTAAAATTCCTTGAATAGTTTCTAACTTTTTAATTTGTTCTTTAAGATCTTTAATTTCAGCTTTTAAAGAATCTTCTTTGTCTACGATGTCTTGAAAATCTCCAAGAGCATCTATAATGTAGTTTTCAGCATACGCTTTTCTTTCTGTTGAACTTTTAATGGCTGAATCATTAATTTGAACTAAACTATCTTGGAAGTCAAAAAGAGCCTCATCTTTAGTCTCTTTTAACTCAGCTTCTAAATCAGCTATTTCGCCTTTTTTTAATCTGATTTGTTCTGCGATAGTTTTGTCAACTGCTTCTGCAAATAAGCTTACGTTTCTTTCAGTTGCATTTTTACGTACGTTTTTGATTTGTTTTGCTAAATTTTTCATATGAATAAAATTTAAAGTTAATAAATACATTTTAATTAAATTACCCAACTTTTTTTCTTTTCAGAAAAAATTGAAGAGCGTTTTGGTTTTGAAATTGGTTTTGAAATTGGTTTTGGAGTCCCATACACTGCTTCCTGTACAGTACAAGGGTAAGCTTTTGTTATAGGACAAGGTGCCCCATTGGCATTATACAAACAAGACTCATCATAATTTGCAAGCCTAAAGTTTGTATAATTCGTACCTGTTACACCATCACTAAAACCACATTTTTTACCATTGTTATTTGTTACAAACCCTCCTTTTGAAGGGTCTCCGTGTAAAGTTCTATACACATAGTCTTTTAAAATAGTTTGCCCTCCTCGAGTACAAACAAGATAATCTCCACCCCTTGGGTCAAGATATTCCCACCAGTTTTCTTCTTTCATATCATTAGCGAAAAGTTTGTTTATTATTTTTGAAGTTTTTTCTTTTAAAGTGGAAGTTATAAAGCCTAAATTAGAAGTTTTTGTCCCATCATAAGGTAAATCTTCATGTAGACTACCTAAAACTATTTTACCACCCAACTTAGCTACAACAGGTTGCAAGGTGTCAAAAGTGTGTATAGGTGTTGATGAGGTTATAACTAGTTCATGAATCCCCTCTTCATCTAATTGTTCTGCCTCTACACTCCAACTATAGGGGTAACTTTCTGTATAATCTTTGTCCTCATAGAAGTATCCATCTGCAGCACCGTTATTATGAATAAGATAAGTCTTTGAACCCCCTTTTCTATAAATAATACCTTCTACTTCATGACCGTCAATATCAGCTTCAAAAGAGTGTCCTATATACTTATTTAACTCTGTTAGAGTTGAAATAAATTCAGGGTTTTTAACTTCTTTTTCAGGAGGGGTAATTTTAAAATCTTTTGAATGCTGTTGTATCCATAAGACATGCCCTTCTTCTGTAAGAGCAATAATAGTTTTACAGCTTCCATAAGTAAAAGTTTCAAAACTTTTAATAGTACAGTTATCGCCTTTATAAAGAGTTTTCTTATGAGCTCGGTGTGTTGAAACATTAACACCATTTCCAGTGCACAAAAGTCTATCTCCTATTTTAAACTTTCCACAAGAAGTTATAATTTCCTTTTTCTCTTCTTTAAAAGTTATTTCAGTTTTACCCCCTATTGTTAGATTAGAAATACTTAGCCCTATATTATTAGGAGATACTACCCAACCATATGCATATCCAACTGGCATTTTTGAAGGTCTGGATCCATCGGCTGAGGGATTGTTATGCAGAAGGTAGATATCACCTTTAGGACATTGATAAACAACACCTTCAGTAAAATTATTTGGTATATCTAGCACTGCTGTAAATGTATGTCCCACATATTTTTTAAGGTCTTCAAGAGATTCTATACACAAAGCTTCATCTTCAGATTTTTCATCAGTTAACACAGGTGCATTACTTGTTATTTTAAAGTCCTTTATAAGCTGTGCACTTAAATCACTGCCATTAACACCCCAAGAATAAGTATACCCTTTAGGAAATTTTGAAGGTTTATCACCATTACGATTTGAATTATTATGTAATAAATAAACACCTCCATCAGGTCTTTTTAACACTATTCCTGAAATAAAATCAGAATTTATTTTCGCTTCATAACTATACCCCATAAATTTTTCAACTTCACTTAATAAAGTTAAATAACATTCTTTAGGTGTAACAGGGGTAGGTGAAACAGGACAAGGTTTATTACATATTTCATAAGAATGCACTTCACTCCCATCTGCTTTTCTAATTTTAAGCTTGTCTAAATCAGGGGTTTTGCTATCAGTACTCCATCTATCAAAGTTTCCATTTATGGTCTTTTCCACAGAAAAACAATATTTAGTACAATTTTCAGCTAATTTATAGACATGGTGAACAGGTAAAACATCTTTCCAAATATCATCTTTACCAGTGCAAGTACTTAATAAAACTACATATTCACCTTTTTTAGCAAGAATTTCAAGTTTTTCTTCTTTAGATTCTTCTTCTACCTCTTTCTTAGATTTTAAATCTTTAAGTGGTCTAAATCTATTCTTTTTAATACAAGCATCCATCCAATCTATTTCCTCTTGTGTAGCTTCTCTTTTAATCCAAGGATAATCACCAGGTGTTGCATTATCTCCAGCATAATTCGAGAAAGTATTGTCTCGAAGAGAAATACAAGCTTCTATAAAAGAAGTTTTTAAATCAGAGAACTTATTTAGATTTCTGTATGTATCAGTCTCCCACACTTGATATAAAGAAGTAATTTCTTTAGGTTTCACATCCTCTAATGGTATAAATTTATTTGCTTTTTCACAAGCTAAAAACCATTCTTCTTCTTCTTCTGTAGCTAGTCTATGGGAGTGAGCACCATTTTTAAAAGGGTTTCTATACACATCTTTCCTAAAATTTTGTGAGGCTTGTATTGTAAGAACATTATCTCCAATAAGCCTACCGTCACTTTCTATTTCTACAAACCTAGTTACCCATTGAAAATGGTCAATGCCTTCAGTGTACTGTCCAAATATAATATCACCTGGTTTAAATTCAGAAGATGTTTCAACAGCAGACGTTTGTGCTAAATCATTTACAGCTTTACAAAATGTTTTCAAATCTTCTAAAGTTTTTGCCTCAGGGAAATCTCCTCCTAAGTCGTAACCTAAAGTTTTTTCAAAGAATTTTCTTGAGGTTGTACCTCTTGCTTTTAAAAACATATCTAAATCGTAGGCAGCTTTCATAAGATAGAAATTCTTACAACTAGGGTATTTACATTTACTTACTTCATACTCCTCATCAAGTAATTTAATTTTTTCCATATTTTTTAATTTTTAGTGGTAATGGTTCTGTAAGATTAAATGTGTCTTTTACAGGAAATAGAAAGTCTATTTTCTTTTCCCATTTAGCATTCATTAAATCTCTAATAACCCATATACCTGTTAAACTTTTATTATTACATTGTATATATACAGTATCCCCTAATCTAAACTCTTTTTGTAAATCTCTAGATATAGATATGTACCGTAATTCATGATTGTTTAATTTTCCAATGTCTATAATTGTACCATCAGCTGTTTCTAAAGGTCTGTTATCACACTGTTCTGTAACAGGGTTATAATATGTGCCAATAGCAAAAGTACAAGGTTCATTTTCTAATGAATCTATTGTATACATTTGGTTAAAAATAGTTTTATGAAGAGAGTTCATCTCTTTCTTTTGGTTTTGATACTCCTGGAGCACTAAAACATTTGCATAACAGCTTGCTAAAAAACAAGCTGTTACACAATATGTCCAAAACCTATTATTCTCTCTCTTCTGGTTCATCTTTTAAAATCAAAGGTTCAATACTTTGTGACAGTACACTTTTAACTATAAAAAGTACAATCACAGACAGTACCAATGCAATTAATGCTATGCAAACTGCAATTAAAGCGATAATTTCTGCATTCATTTAAATAAATTTAATGTTTATACTTACAAAAATTGTAAAAGATATAATTGCTACAGCTGCGATAGCTAGTACAGCTATTGCAAGAACTGTTTCTACTTTATCCAATGGCTCTTCATTTTCAGGAGGAGTTGTTGATAAGTAGTTTTTCCTAAACGCTTGCTTTTTCATCACTTTCATTTTTAAGTTCGTCAAGTAGAGCGTTTATTTCTTCTTCAGATGTAGCTTTTCTTAACTTATCTAATAAATAATCAGATTTTTCAGGAGTTTTTTCTACTTCTGTTGACTTCTGTTGTCCTTTTTTAAAATCTGAAAATTTCTCTAATAATTCAACAACAGTGTCTGCTGCAGCTTTGTTAATTTCTTCTATAGTAACAGAACCTGAAAGGTCTATTTTACCTTCTGTGTTTTTTACAAGATTTCTCAATAAAAGACTTTGGTATACTGTTGAAAACAGTACGATTGACATTTCATCCATAATTTTAATTTTAATTTTAATTTTAATTTAATATTAGTTTCATTTGTTATTTGTGATATGTCAGGAATCGAACCTGAAATTAAGCCTTAACCACTTACATATCTTAAGTAAACACCCGTTGTATTTTCCCCTCTTAAAGAAAGAGACTACTTTCCTTTAATTAAGAACGGATATTTAAATCTTTTAAAATTGTTGTAAACCAAACATACCGATTGACGTTGTTTGTTTTATCATAAAAAAATGTACCTTCGTTTGAAGGAGGTGCAAATTTATGTTTTTTTGAAGCTTTAAGACAAGATTTGTAACTTAATTCTGGGAATAACTTACCCTGTCTAATAGCTAAGGAAATAGACAATTCAAGATTATCTACCCAAGATTTTTTACGATGTTTTTCTGCAATAATGTTACGAACACAAATACATAAGCCTGTGTTTTTTATTTGTTCCACATTATAATCAGAAATAAAAGCTTTAAATACCCTTTTTCTCATAAATTTAAATTTGTAAGAAAAGAGAATTAATTGAATTTGTAATTTTTCTTTAAAAGAAAGTGTTTGAATTTTTAGGATTTTCATAAGTTTAGTTATTAAGTTATTTTATATAAATTTTCAGTTTAAACCCCCATACTTCCGTAGAAGATATGAGGGCAACTAAACTAAAATTAAAACTTTAATAGTAAACACCCTAAGTGGATATGGACCACTGTTTCCTTATAATTATTCAACTTCTTAGGTCTTCTCAGTTAATTATAATTTGTCTTTCCATTAGACGATAGGGTGTGTAAGAAATGGAATAGTTTGTCTAAATATTAATTAGCAATAATGTAAAACAAAAATCAACGATATGAGCAGGACTGCTCGAAAAAGGTGACAAAACTATTCCATATTTTTTATGAAGAATTTCAATTCTCCGTTAAATTTTCCATTATTTTTTTCTATCCATTCATGACAGAATAGATTAGTTTTATTGTCTAACACATGAATTTCTTCACTAGTTAGATTATCATAAGCAACAAGTTTTTTAGTTTCACTATGAGTACAGAGGATACAATAACCATTTAAGTCTGTATCTTCACAAAACTCTCCACATAATTTACATATCATCACAACAAAGTTTATTAAGTTTAAGAAACTGATCTAAATTATTATAAGTTCGGTCACATTCTTCTTTTGTAGAATATGTGAACCGAAACTCATTTTTATAAAGAGAATAGACGACTAACGTCCATTGGTTAGTTATTTCTTTCTCTTTTTTATATCCAGCAATATATTGCTCTGCTATTCGTGTGCCTTGAATACTTATCATGGTTTACGACATTTAAGTGTTACTTGTGTGAGATGCATACATACACAGTCTGCAACTAAAGAAGCGTATTGACGTTCTTTAGCTAATCTACCTCCACTGTAGATTTTAATTGTTGATTGTTTAGCCATAATTTTAAGTTTTAATTGTTAATTTTAATTTTGTAGCTCATGCAGGAATCGAACCTACGTTACCACCATGAAAAGGTGATGTCCTTCCATTAGACGAATGAGCCAGATGTTGCTTAATAAAAAATAAAAAGCTTTGTTTATAATAGCTCACTTGTCTGGTGCACTAGGTGCCCGTGAAGTTTTACTGGTAATATCTAAGTATTACATTTGCTAAACAGGTATCAATTTAATGGCTTACCTCTTAATTGCCAACTTTTTATTAACCATGTCAAGATTTTAGCACCTTAATCTTACCCGAAGTCGTGTAAACACTAACTATTTGTGTAAGAATGAAGGTCACGATGATTAAAGACTCCTATCTGCCGAAGTATGCTTACACTTAATCATCTTGCCGAGAACTTCCATTGCAACTATATTTATAGTACTTCAGTAGTTATTTAGCTTTCTCAAGGCTAAGTTGCATTCCATATTTCTATGAACATCTATTTATACTCTCAGGATTTAGCGAGTACTATTCAATTCTACATTCAGTCACTATTCTTTTTATAACAGATATTCGTTTCCTCATCTGTAACTGTAACATTAGAATAACCATAGTTGGTTCCTATACATTTCTGTATAAGAGTCAATTTTAAAAATTGTGATGACAGGGTTGTTTCATACCTGTAAAAGGGGATTAGTATTATTATCTATGTAAATTACTAATATTGTTGAGCAATGTTTTCATTTCTATAATAGACCAGCTACTTTATTGATATTATACATATTTCTCAGGTATGTTTTTACTATGTTTCACTACTTACGAATAATATTTATTTCCTGTCCTCGCCTTACTCCACGTAAGGTGTGTTTTATTCCACCACATCACAATTATTACATTTTAAAAAGAAAGATTCATAATAGACATTAAGTGTCGACTGAAGGCTAATTGTTACTAGCTAACTTTCCTATTACTTTTATAATTAATACGTCATGTATAACACTAAGTGTTAGAGGCAATAAACAACTTTATATTAATTATATATCTTTCTTTATGTTTTAAAAATAAGTTACTGTTGATAGATGAGCTTAATTTTCAAAGCACTAGGCTCTGTTGTTTTTCAACCTTTCTCATCAACCAATATTCTCTTCCCTCAATCAATTGGATTATATCACTAAACTTTCAACATCAGTTGCAGATGTTACATGCAATCCTACTCTAGGTTACAGTCTATCAGATATTTAAGAACTTGGTTCAGTAACTTATTAGTTTATTTTAATAAAGCTTTAATATTTTCTCCACCATAAGAATTTTTAGTTAATTCTATAAATTCTAATATAGTGAAAGTGTCAGTTTCAAGATTAATGCTTTTATCTCTACAAAAAGATTCCCTACCCATTTTACAACTGCCTGTTAAGACGTTATGCCAAATGAATAAATCTGAAGCTTTGTATTTAGATTTAAAGTTAGGGAATTGTTCTTTAAATTTAGAGATACGTTCTTCTAATGGACAATTTTCATATAACTTCTCTTGTAGAGAATTAAATGCTTCTTTTAGAGTTGTCCCATGTGAGAAATAATTATCTTGCTTTACAATATAACAAGGTGTTAGCGTTAAATCTAAATTTACGATAAAACCTTTAGCAATGTTATTTCTGAGAGATGTGATAATAGTTTGGACTGAATCTATTAAATAAATAGGTTGGTTATTTAGGGATTTTAATCCATTTCCATCTCCATCTCCATCTCCATCTCCATATCCATTTCCATATCCATCTCCATTTCCATATCCATATCTCTGGAGGGGTTTTTCTATAGATAGAAAAACTGCTAGATTGTCCATATAGGTTGGTTTTTTAAATTTTCAACAGCTGTTTCAGTACAAACATTTATTTGACAAACGTCTAAAACTATTATTTCATCTATTTCACAAGTAATTCTATCTCCTGTAACACCTTTGTCAGCAATGTCTTCTATTGTTCTAGCACCTGACCAACTATAAATTCTTCTTACTTTTTGTAAAGTAGCTTCATTACCAGTTCTTTCTTTTAAAATACCAAAAAATACTCCAGCCATATTAGACCGAACTATTACATAATTTTCTTTGTTCATAATTTTAAATATTTAGTTAGTTTATTTTAATAGTAAAGTATCCACGACTTTAGCTTAGGATACTGTATATAAGCATATACTGGAGATATATCTTATACAGCTACTTAGAGTTAGTCTAGAACATATCTAAGGCACTCATCTTACTTGAACTTGAGTCAGAGGTTTGATGGTACAATTTTGTACTCATCTGCAATCGAATGCCACAGCTATATCTCTATACTGATGAGTAATGTTTTTAGAACATAGCTTCAAGTTCTTTCAAATCTTTTATACCTGCTTCTAAAGCTGCTATTTCATTTTTAGCTTCTATAATAGCACTAGGGTTGAAAGGTTTAGCACGTAATGCAGCATTGTATTTTCTGTTAGCTCCTAATAATGCTTGCTGTGTTGCTAATAGGTCTGCTGACAGTTGTTGCTTGCCTTGCTCTACTTGGAATTCTTGTTCCTGTTGGTCTTGTTCCTGTGAAGACTCTTGGTATAAGTCTTTCAACTTTGGTAATAATACTTTTGCCATCTGTTTTATTATTTAAATTATTATTAATTGATTGTTTACTTTCTGTAAATAAAGGTCGTGAAGAATACCAATATTCTAACTCATTCCAAGCTAAAATTTTAGTTTTACCTGTTTTAGTAGTGTTAGAGTTTGGTTTTCTATTTTGTAAAATATAATTTTCTAACTCTTTAGATTCATTTTCTAAAACTATATAACCTCTTTCAGGTATTCTCGTAGGAATAGGTGTTCCATTAGATAATAGCTTAATAGCTTGTTCTTCTGTAAGCTCTGTTGCTTTAGGATACATATTTTGAAGATTACATAAGGCACAATACATATTAGCTGTTTTATATAAACCATTAGCTTCTCTTTTTAATACTACATAATTCCAAGTACCATAACTTACAGGTGTTGTACCATTATCTCTACAATATTTCTCGTAAACTTTATGAAAATTTTTAGTAAGTTTAGTGTACCATAATTCAGGTTCTTGTTGTTTATTTAAACCTAATTTATCTTTAACATAGTCTATGTTATCTTGAACTGACTTACTAGGGTCATTACAAAATGTACAAGATTCACACGGGAAACCTCGACAACAATCTATTTTCTCATAGATATTATGAATTAAACATGTTGAGGGTTCTTTAATCTTTATTTCATCTACGCTAAAGTCAGGATGGTTAACTATTTCTGAATAGTCTCCATCTTTCATCATTTCTTTTATATGTCTCATGGTTATAAGTTTTCTTTGATTGTACGAATATCATTCTTTGGAATAGCATACACTGCTCTACTGTTTTTATTGTGTTCTACATAGGATAGTGTGATAGCTTTATTCATAATATTGTCTAAAATAGCTTCAACTTCTTCTCTGGACCAACTATCTTTGATTCTTGTGATTGTTATGTAGTTGTGAGAATCTATTTTAGGTTTTGGAAATACAGGACTTGCACCATTTTCCATCCAATCATCGTAAGTTGGATTGGTATATTCAACCATAACTTCTTTTATCATATTACCTTTATTGTATTCTTGACAATATTTTTCAATGAATTGTGGTGAGGGTTGAGGTAAGTTTAATAATTTGTCTGTTGTTGCTATAATTTTGTTGTTTTCACTTATAGGGTAACTACCCCCATTACTGTTCATAACGTGAACAGTTCCATTGTGTTCCGAATAATCATATTTACTCACTTCATAATCAAATAAAGTAGATTTTCTTGCTAAGCAATAATCACCTTCTTTTATTGTTTCATCTGAAGTGATGTAAAAGTGTTTTGATGTACCGTCTAGATAGTTTTTTACATACTCTTGGGTTAGGTATTTGGTTACGAAATAACATTTTCTAAATACACCACTGTGTAATATTAATATGCAGTTTTCTGCCTTGTTTGTTTCTATCAAGTGTACTTGACATTTTCTTTTACTTTCCATACGTTTAAGTTTAAGATTTGTTAATAATTAGTTGTTCTCTACCTACACATCAAAGGTCACAGTTAAACTGAGATAGAAAAATGGGGTTATCTTTGATAGTTAATGAATAAAGATTTAAATGAATTTTGAGTTTTAAGTTTTACTTTTCTGAACTGATGAAATTTGAATATTGTAATTCAATATCTTTATCAACCATCGTTTCATTAATGTAAGTACCATATTCTTTAAAAATCTCCAATAACCCCTAAAGAAAGTCTAAAGACTCTCTAAAATTGTGTGATTAAAAGTATCTAATTTATCTTGGATACTTTCAATTTCTGTTTCTAATGTAGTGACTAAAGCATCAATATCATTATCTTTAAAATAAGATTCAAATTCTATAGTAGTTTCACTAGAGAATCTAGAAGGTACTTGTATACCATTTCTACAAGGTATTCCTTTTAAGAATTTAATACGGTCTTTCAATTCACTTTGTTGAAAGATTAACTTTCTAACAGGAGCTGAAGCTTCATGTATTTGAGTCTT